TGTTTACCAACATTTTGAGTTTTACAAAAATCAAGTATATCTTTATGATTACGAAGAGTTTCCATAACAGAAACACCATGAGCAAAATATTCAAACACAGCAGTAGCGACAATAGGCATATCATAACCTTTCTTCAAATCTTTAATATATTGTTTAGGGTCAAGACCACCTTTATATTCTACTTTATCATTAGTTTGAATATCAAAATAATTATTAATATCTCTATTAACAAAAAGCTTATAATCTTCACTATCAGCACCTAGTTTATTAAAATCACACCAAGCGTCTGTAATAGCTTTAAATTCAACTTCTTTATTGGTAGGAACTTTAACAATTATACCATCAGTATTAGCACTAACTACATGTATGCCTGCAAGTTCAAGGTCTTCTACTACCATCATTACCATTAATTGTCCGTTAATTGTCACTTGCATCTGTGCAAATCTATCGTATAAGAAGAACGAATCGAAGCCGAACTTTCCGTATATAGCATTAATGACAATTTTAAGTGCTTCAGCTGCAAGCTTATTATGAACACCAGTCACTACTTGACCATCTTCATCTTTAGTATGTTTACACTTAATACGAGTTAGTCTAAAATAGTCAACCATTTTCACAAAAACAGCTTTATTAAGATGAGCTGGAGCAATAGAATAAGACACCATTACACTCGGGTAGAAGCTGGAAATATCATAGTGTCTATAAATATACTTTGGAGAACTTTTTAGAACACCAGGTTTATCTTGTGAATGAAGACCACCTGTAGCTATAGTATAATTAGTACCACGAAAAGCAACATCTCTAACAAAACTATCCTTATTAGTTCTATAAATAACAACCTTCTTCATATCTTCAAGAAGAGCTTGAAGTTCAGGAGTTTTAAACTTAATATGAGAAAAGATTATCTTTTTAAAACTAAGAGCAGTTCTATTAGTACGAAGATTCTTAAAAGCATCAACTTGAAGTCCACTTCTTTCACTATAAAACTTATACAATAGTTTATCAGCTATATTACTACGAGCACTACATAAAAGATTAAGTTTATAAGCATGACTAAGACTATATCTTAGTTTAATCTCATCAGGTTTTTGTCTAGCAATTTCGCATACAAGAAATACATCGTTCTTATTATAATGAAGCATAGGCTTTACATATTTAGGAAGAACATGACGATTAAAGTCATTAGTAAACAAACTATTAAGTTGTTCGTTACTCATACCACGATAAGCATCTTGTTTTCTATAAATATCACCTTCTTCATCATTAATAGGAGGTAATGTAAAATCTAGTAGATTATACCATTTAAGATTAATACTTACTTGCTTTAGACTTTTACCATACTTTCTACGTTCGCCAGTATCTTTGTCAACATTAACGCCAGCACTATTCAAAGCATATATCTTAAACAAATCAACAGTTACATAAGGAAGACGATAATTTCTTATGACTTTAAGCAAAGGGTCATTCCATAAAGCATCTCTATCGTCTTGACTAGCAATAAGCTTATCATTAACTTCTTTGAGAAATTCACAAAGTTGTTTAGTATTATCAAAACGATTAAAATACATCATGAAAGATTTAATCATCATATCGTCATAAGCTTGATTATTATAGCCAAATAAATCATATCTATCAACAGTACCATCTTCTTTAGATATAGGTCTCATCTTTTCGATAAAATCAACCAACTCTAGAAGCTGAGTATCATCTGTATCAGAAATATAAAATATCCAACTCTTTACACCATCAAGTCTTTCCTTAATTTGAGAAACTGTTAGAGTGTCAGTTAAAGCTCCCTTACAATCAGCGAACTTTTCTAGATAATCTCTCATATCTACAAAAGTAACACTAAACATATTAGGAAAGCATTCTACATCATGCGCTAAACTATGTATCATTCTGCATTACTATTTCCATTCCATTATAATTATTAGTTTTGTCAGCACCATACCATTTAATAAGACGATTACAAAGTTCTTTGTATTTAATATCATCTTTAAATTTGACAAAAGGAGAATATGCCGTACTATAAACAACATTACCAAGAACAAATAACTTATCTTTAGTAATACTACTACTAGGAAAACCTGCATAGAAAGCAGCACTTCCAAGTAACATTACTTTATGTATATCATTATTAACAATATCATCAAAAGTATAAGTCATACAATTCTTAGCAATATCGTCTGTTACAGGACATTTATCAGTAAGCTTACAACGAATAAGAGGAACTATAAATACGTCTAGTTGCTCTAGACCCCCGGTAGAAGACATGAGTATATCTTTTACTATTTCCACATATTTGCTAAAAGTCATTCCTCTATTCTTATAAGCTCGATAATCAACATTAGGTACAACAATTAGTTTACCTGACATTGGATTGCCAACACCACTAAGACATTTACATTTTTCATTAAATAATCCTAGGGCACAATTAGAGCATTTATTGTTTAACTCCATCATTAGGCTCTACATAACCTTCAATTTTACTGAAGTTATTATTTGCTTTATAATCATCAGCAGGACAAGCAGCAAACATAAAGTTATCACTACGTTTACCCCACATACGGTCTAGTTTACGTTTATAACCATAAACCATAACTACACCATCAATATTGGCATCAACTTTAGCTACTTTATAATAAATACTCTTTTCTCCATAAGCAGTATTTTTATGAGTAATATAAACATCACCCACTTTAATATGACAATTAGAAAGAATATCTTTAGTAGCATCTTCTTTTAAAGCTGCCATTCTAGTCTCATAATCTCCTTTAATTTTATGAGCTTGATTAATATAAATTTGAACTCTTTCTCTAAGAGTTCTTGGAATACCTACGTCACACATAATTTATTTAATATTTTAATTTTACGTTTCATGCCTTTTACGGGGCGGCTCGATTAATTAATCGTGCCTATCGTGTAAACGGCTAAAATCACACTAAATGTCGATTTATGCGATTGTCGGGATTATCTTCCTCCAATGGAAAGACCCCGCACAACTCATAATCGCCTAGAGAAAACCTGACTTTCTCATACACATTATCAGGTCGAGCAACGATAACTTTATGTACTGTATCACCAATTGGAATAACAGTTGCATCAGTTATCTCAGCATAATATTGACGTCCATCAGTTTTATGCTTCAAAAGGATTCTATCACCAATACTTACACCATTTTCGTCAAGTATAGTATGAGCAATAGTATCTTTAATTTCATTAATCTCTTTTTCTTTGTGCATTAGAGTATTTATGAGATTAAGAAGAGTTTTATTATCAATATCCATATTTCATGATTACTTTTTCTTTTGCTCTAGAAATTGCAACATAAAGTCGTTTATTAATATCTTTAGCGTTTTGATAAGGATGTCCATTCTTATCATAAACTATATCATTAATATCGACCATACTAACATTATAAGTACTGCCTTGAGCCTTGTGTGCAGTAACGCTAAAACCATAATCTAGATTACGATAATGAAGAACTGTTTCATCACTACGTACAAGATTAATCAAAAGCAAGCAACTTTCTTTGAACTTAAAGTATTCTTTCCATTTTGCAGCACGTTTGTAACGGTCAGCATTTTGTGCTTGTTCAATAAGGTCTTTACTTATTTTACAATACATTTGAACAGAATATTTATCTCTATGGTCAATAACAAACAAAGGAGAAGTTACAGCTCCACCATAAACTGCTTGAAATTTAACCATAAAGCCTTTAATTTCATACTTAGGATGAGTATAATTAGCAATACTTTTAACTATATAATCTTCACTATTTCTTATAATAGCATCATTGAAATCATCAACAATAGTAATATAAGAAGTAATTAAATCATTAGTTGTAATAACAGATTTATCAGCATCTTTAATTATAGTTTCTCTAATATATTTATTCCAATCTGAAACACATCTATTAGTATAAGCTATAACTTTGACATAATCTGTATTATGAGTAATTGCTTCATCACTAAATTGAAGATTAACTTGTCTCTGAAATTCAGCTGCTCCACAAACTTTAAATCCTTTAGTCATAGTAGCATCATATTCTTCATGATGTTTACATAGATATTCAAGGAACGTAAAAGTATAATGTTCAATATCATATCTAAGCATATCACAAAGTTTTCTTATAGGATTATCATTATCTTGTCTTACAATCTGAGTTAATCTATAAGTTTTAATACCTTTGAAAGCAGTAGATTCGTATTCATTTACAGGAGGTATTTGATGGTCATCTCCAACATATATAACTTTACAATGTTGAGCAGAAAGAGTTTTATTAATATAATTAACAAGACTTTTGTTCAACATAGAAGATTCATCAATAATATAAATACTGTAATCTTCAACCTTAATTCTACCACTCTTAGCAAACTGAACATTACGTTCATCAAACTTTTCAATATCAAAATTAGGTCTAAAACCAAAATCAGATTGAATAGTATTTACATTTGTATGAGTACCAATAAGATTAGTTCTAAGAACTCTACAAGCTTTATGACTTGGAGCACTTATACCAATCTTAGAAAAAGGAACATTACAATTCTGTATAATACTTTTTAGAAGGAACGTTTTGCCCACACCTCCAGGACCAACTAGAGCACGCCTATAATCACTAGGATTAAATGGTTCATTAATAAACTCAATAAGACCGAGATAGGCTTTCTTTTGGTCTTCTGTAAAACCAAAAGTATTAACTCTATCTTTATCTGTTTGAGTACTAATATTCTTACCATTACCAAATACTAAAGTATCTTCGTTGTGCATAATTTATTCATCTTCGTCGTCATGTTTAACATTATATAAATGACCATTAATAGTAATTAGACCTCTAAAGTCAGCATAACGAATACCATTACGTCTAACAATACGTACACGAACAATCCAATTATGACAAAAAGGAACATATCGTTCAGGGTCTAATTTCTTAAATATTTTATCACTTTCGTTACGGACTAAACAAATATAATTTTTAGTACCTTGACCATATCTTGTAAATACTCTATCTAGATTGTCTAAATCATAAGATTCAGGAGTAAACTCAAGAGTTAAGTTATTAGTACCAACTTCACTAAGCGCAACACCATTCTTACATTTATTAGAATAAGCAGTATAAGGTATTTCTGCAAAGAAATCACCATCTTTATAAATACACTTAGCTTCAACTTGTTTAGTAAGCACTTTGTCAACTTTCGTTGGAGCACGTCTTTTATTAGTCACCTTAATATTAAGGTTAAGACTAAGTTTACTAAAATCTACAGCCATAATTACTTCTTCTTATTAGTCAATTTATGCTCTTTACGGGCTTTCTTAGCAGCACGAACACTTTCAGAAGTATTATCGTCTGTAAATGTAATACGGTTACCTGTAGCATGAATATCTGTATTAAATACATATCCACAATACTTAGTAAGATAATCAATCATACCCCAACGATGAATACCAATATTAGCAGGATTACCACTAATATGATTTCCACTAATTCTACACACTTTGCTTAATGAAATTAAGCACTTTCTTTCATCATGTTTTTTTGCCATTTTACAAAAAGTTTAATTATTAATACTATTAATTATATCATCAATAAGATGATTTTTTTATTCATTATGCTCTTGATTTATTTGAGAAGGATTTACAGAATATTTAGGAATGAAACTATTAATATCTTCTTTAATAAATATCTTTAAAAACCCTGTACTTATACCTATATAAGCAACATAACCAGTTTTTATTTCTCCATTTGAAAGAGTAATGTTAACTTTATCATTAACACAAAACTTAAAACCTTTATTTTTAAAGAAATTATTGGTAATTTCTTTCATACGTTCGTTTATTTCAGCTTTAAGTTTTCTATATTCAGCCTTAGTCTCAATAGCTATATCATCAACAGCTATTTGTTTAAATTTTATATCCATAATTATATTTTCTTTATCTTACTAATATCAGCTTTTTCAATAAGACCGATATAACCTTCTACACTTACAATAACTTTAGGCTCTATTTTCTCAATATTATTAATATTATTAGCTATAGTTACATAATTAATAACACCGATAATAGATTTACCTTCAAGTCTAAATGTAATTCTATCACCCACTTTAAAAGGTATATTATTTTGCTCAAAAAATTCATTACTAATTTTAGCTAAACATTCATCGTATGTCTTTCTAACATCTAATCTTTTAGTAAATAATTCAAGCAAACTTTCTTTTGATATATTATACTTCATAACTTTATAATTTAAATTAATATTAGTACTCCTAGTTGGTTTCGCACCATAAGCCGTATTTCTACACTTACTAGGAGTTAAAAGTTTAAGGATATACATAACCAGTTTTGATAAGTTCACTAAGAATATCTTTATTTTCCTTTTCCATAGAATCAAGTTCAGATATGACATTATTCATATCATCATGTCTAATTCTAATCATATCAACAAGTACTCTAGCAAAACTAGCATTACTTAATCTCATAAGATAATAAATCATTTTAAAACCTTTACGAGTATTAAACTTAAAATAATAAGCTACTCTCATAATCTTCCTTTCTTTTTACGAATTTCATATTTACGTCTAGCTCTACGATTAGCTTTACCGTCATAGCCATCTACAGGTAGAAACGTATCGTATAGTTTGGCTTTATAATCAATACAATCGTTATCGTCATTACCGACAACATTAATCTTATCATTAGTTCTTATTTCCATATATAATATTAAGTATTTCTTTAAAATTAGGATTGTCAATTACAGCTTGACAATCTTCTTTGTTCTTAAAATAAACATAATGACTATTAGTTTGCATACAATGACCTACACTAAAATGATTAGAAGTAATATCAAATTTAATGAAATATCTAGGAGCAAACTCTTTAAAGTTTAGTTTCCAATCACCGTTATAATATTGAGCTATATCCATAAGATTAGCCAAATTAATAAGATAATTGTTTTTATTAAGTTCTTCTTCTGTTGATGGACCACTAGTATATTTTACATATTTTGCGTAACTAACAATGTTTGTAGAATTAAGTTTATCGTAAACATCACCAATATTAATATACTTCTTCTTAAAATTAATAATACCTTTAACTAAACTACTAGTTTCCATGTCAACCTCATAATCTTTTGGAATATCAACAACAATAGTTTTAACGGTATTATTATCTTTATATAAAGGAAATACATTTTGAATATTATTATCAGTACCGGCATCAGCTTCGCTGCTGTCTGCTTGTTCTAGCCCCCCTGTAAAAGGTGTAGATGTATCATCCTTTATTTCCTTAAATACAACAGATTGGTCATCATTACGTTCAGAAAAAGAACATTTACCAAAAATATTATCAAAAGTATCAGGACTAAGTTTTGGTAATTCACGACTGTGCATACAAGTTTTAGGACAAATACTTATTACAGAACAATCAGGACATCCTAAATCAGCTAACACTTTATATTTATTACCATTATATTCTACAATACTACCAACAGCTAATTCTTTATTTTTTACCATAGTTTATTCTTATATTAAAAGGTTTACGAACTTCATCATTAATAATACTTGTTTTATATATTATATCATGATGTTTATCTTTAAAACGATTATAAAGAATTTCAGCAATAGCACTTATAACAAAATAATCAATTACAATAGTATTAAATTGACTTTTAATTTCATTACGTATAAGCACCAATGCTTCTGTATCTTTATTCTTTAATTGAGCTTGAGTTACAACTATCAAGTTATTTAATATTTTATTTTCTCACATAAAGCCCTCAAATTAATTTAGTGAATAACTTATCAACCAAACTAATTGAGGGCTGTGAAACCTAGGAAATATCGCTTAAATCGAATTTTACTCATAAATGCCTGATTGCTCAAGCATAAGTGCTTGGTCTGCTTGCATATCATTATAAATATCAGCAAGAACATCATCATTAAGAACAATGACATCAGGAGGAGAAGGAAGAACAGTTACTTTATTCATATCTTAAACAGCTTTATTTTCAACTTTTTCAAGATGAGCACTAGCACAATCAAATTGTACTATGTTTCCAAGTCCTTTCATACAATAATCTTTAATTGCACAATTAGGACATTTAACACCATTAGGACAAACATTATAAAGTTCTCCTTTAATAATAAGTCCAGTAATTACATTCTTAATTTTACCCATAATTATAGATTTAATTAAACAATAAAACCACTACTACTTTCACAAGCAATAGTGGTTAGCAGATTTATATAAATATCAGATGCGTATTACAACACAATAGCAATTACAAGAGCGACTGTAAGAATAGCTATTGCTATAGTAGCATAACGTAAATCACGTTTAGCTTTAACATTAGCATTATAAAGATTATTATAACCTTTAGTTAAATTATCAATTCTAGAATCCTTAGAATCAACGGTTTTATCAAGAGTATTGATAGTTGCATCTTTAGCGATTACAGTCTGCTCAAGAGACTTATTGATATTCTCTTGATTTTCAATAGTTGCTTTAAGAGTTTCAACTCTCTTTTCATTAAGCGTTTGAAGCTTTTTATAAGTCTCAATTTGCTTACTATGTCTGCGCTCAGTATCATCTTTACGAAGAATGATACTAATAAGTTCATCAGAACTTTTCTTACTAAGCTTAGTTCTTCTACATTTGTCGGAAGCACTAAGAGTTTCGTTTACTTTTGCCATAATTCTCTTATGTTTAATTGTTATTTACTCAAACTCAATATCATCACCAAAGCCAGAACTATCACCATCCTCAGCCATAATTTCACCGAATAAATCATAATCATCAATATCATGAGTTACACAGTATTGGTCGATGTCTTGAGCATTTAAATCAAAATCATTATCAGTCATAGTTATATCATTTATAATTACAATGCAAAGATAATGATAATAAACCATACCTTTTACAGGGCGGCTATAATATTAAGAATATTATATAACTCCTAGTTTAATAGCACTAAGAGGAGTTATTCTAATAGGTCTACCTTTATAACCATAAATCTTAAAGCGAGCTTTAGCTAATTTCTTAGCATAAGCTTCATCTTTACTAGTAGAAATAAACACATATCCTTCAGCTCTTTCTTTAGTGCGTGAAGAAGTAAAGAAATATCTATTGCACATATAAATTCTCCTTATAATTAATTTGTTAATAAATAAATGCTAGCAGTAGCAGTATAAATAATACTACCACTAGCAACAATAATAATAATTAGTCAAACAACATCTTCTCAGCAAGCTTATCAAGCATCTTGAGACCAAATGTACTCAAACGAATATCATATACATGATTGTAATAAGAATCATGCTGAACAGGAGTAGGAGTAGCATTAGTACTAAATGGATTAGTATACATTTGACCAGCAGTTACAGCTTCCTGAATAACATTAATCTTAGCACCACTAAGAATAACATTAAGAGCTTGTGGATGCATAATCAAATGATTGCCACAAAACGCAACATCTGGATTCTCACGAAGAGCAGCGACAATAGAATAGTTACCAACAAAGATAACATTAGTCTCACTTTCGACATAAGAACCATCTTCTTGAGCAATCATACCCTTAACTGGTTTGTCAAGAGTAATACTTACTCGATTATAATTCTCCAACTCTGTAACATTAATGTTACGAACTACTACATCTTTAACTACATTGTTAGTCTTAACGCTAGTCAGCCCAGCAATAACTTTCTTTGTATCCATAATTGTTTAATTTAAATGATTAATATATTAATTGATTAACACTATCTTTATTAAAACTAGTACTATTCTCACGAACCGTACTAGCAAACATACATTCTGCAAAAACAGAACCAGTTTATTACACAATAGATTACTTATTTACTTTATATCTTTATCTTTATTATTAAGTTCATCTATTACAGTTAATGCTACACCTACACAAATAAGTATAACTCCAGCATAATTAAAACCATCAAAACTATCTTCAACTTCGTTATAACCATGAAGAGTAAGAATAATTCCAAGACCTACACAAGCGATAAGTATAAGTCTAAAATAAATCTTATATAATTCTTTCATTTTAATCTAACATTAGTATAATTATAAAACATGACATACATATTCTATACTCATCAGCATTAGCTTGACAAGCATAATCAATACCAGTATCACTAGTATCAAGAGAGTAAAATCATCAAGTGCCATAACTTATTGATTATCAGGAATAACAGTACAATTATCTTCAAAAATAACAACAGTGATGCTATCATCAAAAATAACTTTAGTACCATCTAAATGATTAATAATCAGATGATTAATATGATAAGTCTTAACAAGACGTTCATTAGCAATATCATTATGAGTTCGACAAATAATATAAGTAATACTAAGAACATTAGTAAGAGTTATAATATTAATAATGATAATAAAATAAGGATTTGAAAGTGAAGAAGAAGGAATAGGAAGAGGAACACTTAGTTTAACGGGATCTCCTTCTCTTTCACTATAAAACACATTATAAACTACTTTACAAACTCTACACTCACAATATCATCAACATAAATAGTTCTAAGACGAGCATTATTATTCTCATCAACAATTATAATATCAATGCTACCATCAGCACATATATCATCAATTGTAATACTAGGAATAACATAAATTACATTACCCTCTTTAACAGTAAGTTTAAGACTTTTATCATTAAAAGCCTTATAAGCAACTAATATTGCTAAAATCATTAATTTATTCATAAAGTTCTCCTTATTTAATTAAACATTTATCAGTAGTAGAACGCTTACTTTCACTATAAGCCAATTCCACATCAAAGCCTTTTTTGTTCTTGTTGACAAGACCTTTTTAGTTCTTGTCGAGTACTTGTTCTTTCTTGTTGACAAGTAGCAACATGAGAAGCCACTCTAGCCTAAGCCAGAGCAGCTTCACCATATTAAGCACGAAGAGCTTTGCGAGTAGTATTCCAAGCTACTCTACGTTCCTTAGTAGTAGCATAAGCATCAGGAATACCATTGTAATCAATGGCATAGCGACCAACAGGACTAACAGCATTAATAGTAAACTGAGAAATATGAATACTATCATAAGTTGCAATAATTTGCTGACCATTAGCTTCGTATTGCTCACCAGCACTACGTTCTTGTTGAGCAATGTCAACTTTAGCACCCATAAGTAAATCCTCAAACTGAGCATTAGTTGGGTTAGTAGCCATAGCCATGAATGCAATATCATCACCAAGCTCACTATCAGCTTCATTAATGAAGTGAAGCAACTGCTTCATTGATATAACAATCATCTTACGCTTGCCATGAGCAAAACCATTTGCTGAATCAATGAAATCAAATTCATCAGCAGTGTTCATAACTACGGTGCGAGCACCAGTCTCAGCATTAACACGAATACTAGCAGAAATAATAGTTGTCTCCATTTGAATATAATTAGGAGTAAAACAATAAGTAGCAGCTCGTCTACTACTAGCATGAAGATTTTCTCCAGCCAAGACTTTTTTAGTTGTTGCATGACAATGATTTTTCAGTTGTTGATGAGTAGGGGGGGGGGCATTCAATTAGCTTATCGAAGACCGGGGGCAGTAGTACATACTTCCTTCCTTACAATTATATAAATCACTTTCATCATCATCAGTAACTTTATCAGCAACTTTATTATCAGTAGCTTTAACTTCATAAGTAACTTCATCAGTAACTTCAACTTCTTTATCTTTATTATTTTCTTCATCTTTATTAATTTCTTTATCATCATTTTCAACTTTATCATCATTAATTTCTTCATTATCTCTATTATCAGTTTCATTATTACCAATTTCATCATTATTATTATCTATACTATCTATTTTATGTCCTCCCTTACAATTATTTATATTATAATTATCAATACCATCATTATTTATATTATAATTATCTTTACTATCATCGCCTAATTATTATATTCATCATTATTATCTTCTTCAACAACACTACAATTATTATTACTGATATTATTATATACAATAATAGCTGTTAGATTAATTTATCCAACAGCTACTTTATTATTTATTTCTTTAGTGAATATAGTATCTCTTGAGTATAAGAGTATACTCTGGTCAAAAACTTTGTTTTGATTACATAATTCTCAACTTCTTGTAAGAGTCTTTCCACCTTGCTTTTTAGCTTTAAATGAAAGGAGAACCAAGAAGCCCTCACAGACTTATTGCTAACTCTTGTAAACCATGAGTAACACTCAATCTAATACAAGTTCATTAGCAGGTCGAGTTACAGTAGTTGTAACTATTTGAACAACTATTATTCTGCTATGTAGGTCTGCGACTGCAAATATACATTATTAATATATAATATAGTAAATATAATGTCATTTATTAACAAATTATTAATATATTTGCAAAATCATTTTAACAATTAAAATAAATAAGATTATGAAACTAGACGATTATTCTGCTTATCGCATTCAATTTGTAGCACAACGAGCTGCTAGAATTAAAAGTGCTTATATTGTTCCAACAATATATGATGTTATTCTTCCTAAAGATAATGAAGATTATGATTTATTTGATTTTATAGAAACTTGTAAATTATATGTTCCTCATAATGTTCCTAGTACTTTTAGAATTAATCAAAAATTAAGTGAAGCTATTATTAATAATGGTAATTTACATGTTGATGAAATTCGTACTATGCTTTATATCGGAACAACTCTTCCATATAATTCTAATATTTATGTTGTAGATTATGAAAGTATAGGCTATAAACTAAACTGTACTATTGAACATGCTAAAACTATAATACATAGTATTTGTTATAGAAAAGAATTAAATGTTTTAGTTAGAACAAATAAACCTAATACTTATATTGTAAATCATAATTTATTGTTTAATGGTGATGTTGATTTATTTGCTGTAGATTATAATATGTTATATGGTAATCGAAAAGGAGAACTTAATGATAATGGTAAAGTTATAATAACTAATTATTAATATGAAGAATTTTGATTACAATATTAATTATTATAATCCTGCTGTAGCGTTTAATATAAAAGATAATACAGCTAGAAGAATACTTGAGTATGTATCTGCTAATTTATATACTAATCAAACTACTGTTGAACTTGAAGTTAAAGGAATTAGTAAAGCTTTAGGTGTTAAGGATGATAAGACTATAAGAAATGCTATTAAAATTCTTATAGATAATCATTGTATGTGTAGATGGCAAGATATTGTTGCTGATTATCCGAATGTAGTTAAGCCTAATCGTAATTGGTATCTTCTTAATCCTTTGGTTGTTAGAAATATTAATATAGATAATTGGAATGAACAAGTTAATAGTACTATTAAAGATATTAATAATACTGCTGGTGTTGTTATTAATGAATTTAAAGCTCTTGAATTTGAAGAGTTTCTAGACATTCCTACAACTATTGATAATCATAATACTAATCCGACTAATAAAGTTGCTTTTGGTGTTAAAGACCTTACTAGTAGAAGTGTTAGATAATCTAGCCGCCCTGTAAAAGGTATTGATATGTATAACACTAATCGTTTCAGTTTGTTAATCTTAACAAATGAAGACTAACAGTAGTAGCACGTACATTATTTATATATATCTTTGCAGCAGGTTTTGGAGCAATATCTTGAGCATTATCTTCAGTAGTAGCTTGAGCATTATCTCCAGAGCTATTAAAATAAAATATTAAATAACTTACTAAAGATAAGTATATTCTAGTTATTAATTTAAATATTAAAGTTATGGTTAATTTAAAAGTTAATTATCGTGGTGGTGAGTATAATCTTACTTTACCTACTACAATTAATGAAGTATCAGTAGATTATCTTCAGAAGATTACTCGTCATGTATCTGTTGCCCCGAATTATGCTCTTATTGCTGTTGCTTATAAAGTTCGTCCAATTGAAATTGTAAGTACTGTTAGACAGAATAAGAATGCTAGTGTGGCAGGTGTTGCTATGATGATTAAAGTTAATAGTGACGATGAGTTTTATTCTTCTATTCAATCAGGTGAAGGCATTGTTATTGCTCCTTCTGATATTGCTCTCGGTCATACTGTAGGTGTTCCTGCTAATGACCTTACTCCTCATCGTTTGGTTCAACTTCTTGATAGCAATCCTGATTTGAATAAGAAACTTATTGGAGTAATGTCTCCTACTTACTTTGTAGATTTTAAGATTGTAGCTGCTGCTTATATTCATGGAACTATTGGTAATAGTCAGAAAGAAGCTCCTGTTTATTTAACTCCTGCTAATACTAATGGGTCTGTGGATAATTAAAAGTTAGATACGACTATACCTCTTACCGGGGGTCTAGAGTAAACTGCTGAGGGAGCGAATGCTCCCGAAGCTTATTAAGTAACTATTATAACTTATAATGATATGAGTGATGAACTTGAAGTTCGTAAGTTTCCTTGGGGTGTACATCCTGAAAATGTTACTTTAGTCAATAAGAAAGATGTTCTTAAAACTATTGACGATAACGTAATAGATAAGGATGTTGCTTATGAACTTATAACCCAACTTGAAATTAATTTAGGAGGTTATGTTGCAGCTGGTGTAGCAGCAGGTATCCCTTTTATAGGACGCATTAAACAACGTGCTGGTTCTCTTGCTCTAACTCTTCATAGTAATGAGATTCAAGCTGCTAAACTCACTATGGATAAAGATAATTATATTATGTTTCGTAAAGAGCTTATTCGTGAAGAAGTTTGTAAAGATAATTACAATAGGCTTTATAAGTATGAAACGAGTATGATTGCTAATAAAAGAAATAATCGTAGAAGTTATTGGAATCTAGTTGATGAGATTGGTGCTGCAAGAACTGATATGATGTTTCATGGTGTTTTACATTTAACATATAGTCCACCATGCGAAGAGATGAATTGATTATAGACAACATGCTTGTTATTGACGATAATGGTATTCCTAAAGCTCCATCAATTCGTCAACTTATGGATAAAGATGTTAGAACTCTTTATGAACAAGATAAGACTGACAATAAAGCAGAATATATTAAACAATGTATTGTTATATATTATTTAGGCGACCCTAAATCTCCTGCTAAACAACAAGGTCTTAGTGATGCTGAAGCATTAAAGATGGCTATTGAACAAGCAGGTCTTCCTGTTAGTTATCATCCTACAGCTTTAATGCTTAAAATAATTAGAAGATATTATGCTCAACAAATTGGTGAAGCTGGTAGAGTTGTTGAGAATCTTCTTAAAACTCTTCATAACGTAAATCTTTCTCTTGATGCAATTAATACTATTCTTAATGAAAAGCTTAGAGATAAAGCTAATTTAACTCTTGAAAATGCAGACATTATTATGAATCTAACAGATAAAGTTGCAGATAAAGCTAAAGAAATGCCTAAGATACTTAAAGCTCTTGATGAAGCTAAAGAAAATCTTATGTATGAAAAAGAAGCTGAAGTTGCTAGAGGAGGTAATGCTGTATCAAGTTCTATGGATTCAAGTCAATATATGTAATTATGGAAATAAGTTTAGATTTAAAATTTCATCATAAAAATAAAATAGAAGACAATCCTTCTAAGCTTTTAGATAAAGATGAAGAATATAAAGAATATGCTAGAGGAGCTAGGTCTATTTATTGGATTACAAATAAGGGTAAATTAATATCTTCTAATTGGAATGGCATTAGAGTTATGAGTACTCAAATCACAAATAACTATGAAAGAGTACATATCTTAGGAAAGATGGTATTTATTCATAGAATTGTTGCTCAAATGTTTATACCTAACAACGATTCTAGTAAAATAGAAGTTAATCATAAAGACAACAATACTCTTAACAATTGTGTCGATAATCTTGAATGGGTTACACCTAGAGAAAATAGTCAATATAAAGAAAAAGAGAATGCTGTTTTAATGATTGATGCTACTACTGGTAAAGTAATTAATACTTTTAAAAGCGGAAGAGATGCAGCTAAACATACTGGAATTACTTCAAGTAGCATTTTTAAAGCTTTGAGTAAAATATATGTTACTGCTGGAGGGTATTGTTGGGAATATAAAAACAATAATCATAATCATAACTATTCTAACAAGCCTAGAATAGTTTTACAAATAAATCCAACAACTTTTGAAACAATAGATGAGTTTCCTAATTTACGTGTTGCTGCAAATGCTATTGGTGTAGGTAAAACTTGTATACATAATTGTATAAAAGGTTGTGCTAAATTAGCAGGAGGTTACATTTGGAGATATAAATAATTAACTTGTAAATACTATAGATATGAATAATCTTTATAATAATACGTTCCTTTATTTTGAAGAAGCTCATCATAAGTACACTGATACTAACGGCAATGAATATCTTAGTGTTACAACTAATATTGAGAATTATTGTCCAAAGTTTGATAAGAAGTATTGGTTAAGAAAGAAAGCTAAAGAACGTGGTATTAGTGAACGTAAGCTTGAAATGGAATGGGAAAGAATTACTAAAGAAGCTTGTGAACGTGGTACTAAAACACATAATGGACTTGAGGATGGAATTAAAGGTAGTAGTATGTTTAAAGATGCTATTCAATATCTTAATCAAGTTAAAAGCGGTAGATGTATTACTGTTGCTGATATTCCAAATCTTTTAGCTCATCCTCTAGATATAGAACAGTTTAAAATTGCTACTGATAATAAATATCCTGAGATATATAGTGTATTTCAATATTATGTTGATAAAGGATATACTATTTATTCTGAAATTGGAGTATTTGTTCCAGAGCTTCTTCTTAGTGGTACTATTGATGTTCTTTGTGTTCGTCCTGAAAAGTTTGTAATTCTTGATTGGAAAACTAATAAAGACGGTCTTCATTTTAGTAGTGGTTTCTATAAGAAAGACAAAACTATGAAACCTGTTCAACTTACGTCTGAGTGGATTGATACTCATGAATATATGCTTCCTCCTTTTGCTCATCTAGAGAATTGCAATGGCAATCATTATACTATGCAATTATCTACTTATGCTAGAATGACTGAAATGATACTTGGTATTCCTTGTGTTGGTCTTGGTCTTTGTCATATACAAACTCCTTTTGTTAAGAATAAATATAGTATGCCTTATCGTGATATTCATGGTATGTATAAGATTGATACTGAAGGTAAAGAAGTTGTTACTTGGTATAAGATTAATTATATTCGTAATGAAATAGATGCTATGTTTAGAGATAGAAAGATTTATCTTGGAAATAAAGGTTTATTGAATAAACAAACTGAATTACAATTTGACTTATGACAAGACGAAGAAGAATTAATCCTAGAGTTCTACATATAGTAGAAGCAGGAGGAAATAAATATGTTTGTAAAGGTCTTTCTGAAAGTGGAGATTTTTATTTACTTGGTATTTTAAAATAATAAAGTTATGAATGAAAAGTTATATAATAAAGCAGCTAAAGCAAACTTTAGTAAAATTCTCGTTAATAAGGGATATGTATATTTTACTAAAGGTAAGTATAATCTCAATATTATTGGTATTAGAGCTGCTGGTAATTCTGTTACTAATAAGTTTGATGATGTTATAGTTGTAGAATATAACGATGTTTATGATATTAGAACTCGTAAAATTTATGCTGCAACTACTGACCCTGGTATTACTACTATGACTAAACCAGTTAGTTATAAAGGTTGTGCTATTCTTGTTCCTGGTCAATATAAAGGAGCTTGGAAACTTGGCTATCATCAAGGTAAATATGAAGCTATTGTTCAATATAAACCTGTAAAGGTATATAGAGATAACAATAAAGATACTGTTTATGATTTTAATTCAAAGACTATTGAAGAAGGTACTTTTGGAATTAATATTCATAAAGCTGGAACTCATTCTACTCGTGTAGATAATTGGTCTGCTGGTTGTCAAGTTCTTGCTAACAAAGAAGACTTTGATGAACTTATGAAACTCGCTCATAGACAAATTAGTCAAGGTTATGGTAAACTATTTACTTATACATTGATTAATGAGGAGGATTTGTAATGGATAGTTTTGTTAATGAAACCAATAAAGGTTGTGGTGTTATTCTAACTTTAGTTGTTGTTCTTTGTCTTGGTATAGCTATAGGTGATTACCATCATAAAAAGAATAACAATATTATAGACAATACTGATGTTGCTAAACATAATGATAGTTTAAAAATTCAAGTTAATAATTTAGATAGTGCTAAAGATGCGAAAGTTATTGAAGTTGAAGCACTTGATAATGATAGTACTGTTAAGTTGTTCTATCAACTCATCAAGTAAGAATCTATACCTTTTACAGGGCGGCTCTCCTGATAGTGTAACTGTTGCTGTTGCTGACCTTCGTAAAGCTAATTCAAAATTAATTCAATTAAGTTATGAGAAAAATATTAATAGTAAGCTTAGACAAATTGTCAAGAATGATAGTGTTCTTATTGAACAAACTAGACAAGAATGTGTTTTACTTCGTAGGCAGAGTAAGAAAGTAAAGACACAACGTAATGTCACTATAGGTGGTGCTGCTGCCGCTATTGTATTATTGATTTTAAGTTTATTGAAATGAGTGATATAAGTTCTGTTGAAAAGTATATTGAAAGCTACCCATTCTTACAATACATAAATGAACCAAAGAGTTGTTATCAACGTGCCAAAGATGCAGGTTATAAAGACCCTAATGATTTGTTTATGATTGGAGAAAGCGGTGGCTTTCTTCTTGATATACGTAAAGGTGATAGATTTGTAGATACAAATCTGTTTCAGGAAATGGCTAATCTTTATCATATAAACGGTGGTAAATATACTCTTTATAAAGAAGATTCTATTCCTCATAGACAACTTCGTAAACGTGAAGAATATAGAAGAACTAATGGTTACGAAGCTCCTTGTTTTATGAGAGATGGCAAAGTTCGTAATCTTCATATTAGTGGAGCTATGTATAACTATTTAAATTATATAGTTATTGAACAGCTTGATGAAAAGAGTATTATTCATACTGATAAAGGTTCTGTTGCTAAGAAGAAACAAGACTTTCCAAAGTTTATTGATGCTCAATTTTGGACGTTTGCTATTATTGAGTTTTGTGAACTTAATGGTTTTCATCTTCTTATAGATAAAACTCGCCGTGGTGGTTTCTCTTATATTATGGCTAGTCATAGTGCCAATAAGATTAATCTCGAACCTAATAAAGTTTGTATTCATGTTGCAGCGGATAGTAAATATCTTACTAAGCGTGGAGGTCTTACTGACTTTACTATTCGTAATCTTTATTTTTATGAGAATAATACATTCTTTAAACGTGGTATTCTTTCTAGAGCTGCTGAGAACTTTACTTTAGGTTTTAAACTACCTAACGGTGATGTTAGTCCTAAGTCTTGGAATAGTGCTTTATTTAGTGCTTCTGCTAATAACAATCCCGATTGTGCTATTGGTAAGGATGCTGTTAGTGTTAAGACTGAGGAGGTTTCTACTATGGAAAACTTTGATGAATACATGAATGTTACCGAACCTGCAATGCGTACTGGTAGTTATGTTACCGGTAATCTTTTTGCTTGGGGTACTGCTACTAGTGGTAATATGCAAGTATTCGAGATGAACTTCTATAATCCAAAGAAATTTCATTTTATGCCTTTTGAGAATGTTTGGGATAAAGATTCTCGTAATGAAATATGTGGTTATTTCAAACCTTATTGTTGGGGTCTTCAGGGACAAATAGGTAATGACTTTGCTATGGATAAAGATGGTAATTCTGACATAATTAATGGTCTTAGAATTGCTTATCGTGAACGTGTTGCTAAGAAAGAGAGTAGTAAATCTTTTAGTGATTATATTAATTATCTCGGGCAATATGCTAATATGCCTAGTGAATCATTTAGTTCTACTAGTGAGAACTTATTTAGTTCTGAAGCTTTAATGAACTGGGAAGAGATACTTAAAAATGACCCTGCTTATACTGATATAAGTGATGATGGTATGTTCTTTGAAGATATTAATCATAAGATTATTTTTAAGACTAATGCTCGTATTAAAGCAGAAGGTGGTAAATTTAATGTTGATTTTTATGATTGGATAGAAGGAGTTCCACGTAAAGCTCATGAACATCATCATGGTTGTGTTCGTAAATGGTTTGAACCTATTCATGTAGCTTATACTGATAAAGAAGGTCATCAAGTTGTTGGTATTCCTCCTGGTCAATATAGTATTAGTTATGACCCTGTTGGTGTTGATAAAGAAAACGAAGGTATAACAAATAAACATTCTCATAATAGTATTAGAGTTTGGGAAAATCCTACGCAATATAATAATTTTAAGACTAAATGCGTTTGTGCTTATTATGGTCGTCCTGAGAAACTTGAAGATGCCGACCGTATATGTTATTATATGGCTCGTTATTATAATTGTATTGGTACTACAGGAGTTGAGGTAAACCGAGGTGAAACTGTTAGTAACTTTACTAAATGGAAAGCGTTGAAATATTTGATGAAAGACCCAGTTGAACTTTGGGATAGTTCTATTAAAGCAAAACTGTCTGCTTCTTATGGTGTAAACATGGGAGGTGGCAACGGTCAAGGCGGTACTAAAGTTCTTGAAGGTCTTCGTCTTTTAAAAGAAATGCTTTATAGCAAAGTCGGTCAAAATTATAAAGGTGAAGACATTTATTTGTTTCAAACTATTTATGACCATCAAGCTATACTTGAACTTCTTAAATGGAACGTTAAAGGAAACTTTGACCGTGTATCTGAAATGATTATACGTGCTCTTCAATGGAGAGTTCAAGATGTTCAAGCAGCTAAAGAACTTGTTCATAGAAAGAAAGCAACTGAAACAAATTATAAAGACTCTATATGGGAGAGAGAATGGTTTTGAAATAATTGTTGCAACTATTAGTTAACTATATAATTTAAATGTACGTATGTTTAATAATTTAAGTTTTCAATTTCCTAAACAAAAGGTGTCTGCTTCTGAGAAAGCAAAACCTTATTGGTATGCCAATAGTATTGATTATATTATTGGTCTAGGACTTAGTTTAAATGATAGAACTGAAACTGAAACAATGCTTCGTGTTCTTCATGGTGAATTACCTAATGAGTTTTATAGAAAAACTATCAATCCTTATAATGCTACTAAAGAGCGTTATAAACGATTTCCTGCTGTACTTCGTAATTATGACATTATGTCCGATATTGTACGTAGGTATATTGGAGAGTATTTTAAAGGAATTCATGACTTTGTTGTAGGAGCTAATAATCCTGATATTGTATTTAATAGAAATGCTGCTCTTAAAGAGAAAGTGACGGAAGCTGCTCAGCAAGCTTTTCAACAAGAGTTTGAACGTAAGTATCAAGAAGCTGTTCAACAAGCTCAAGGACAAGGACAATCAGTCGATAGTATTAATCCTCAAGATGTGATGCCTGACCCAGAAGAGTTTATGAATAAGTTTAATCAAAATTATATTGATAGAGAAAGTAAGCAAGGTCAAGATATACTTAACTTTATTCGTGACCTTACTAACGATGCTCAAATATATCTTACTGCTTTCTTTAATTATTGTGCTCTTGGGGAATGTTATACTTATACTGAACTTCGTGGAGATAAGATTATTAAAGAAGCTGTTCCAGTTGCAGAAGCTTTTCCTATTCCAAATAATCAAATGATGGTTGAAGACCATGATATGTTTGCTAGACGTATTATGATGTCTTATAATCAAATTATTGATGCTTTTGATGATTATCTAGAAGATAAAGATAGAGCCTATCTTGATGACCTTTATAATCGTGTTCCTGGTAGTAGTGCAAAGACTGTTCAACTTGGTTGGAATCAATTATTTGAAAAATATGCTGATGTTTGTGATAAGTTTACTGATGAAGAACGTAAACTTTATAAGTCTCAGAAACTTAATAGTTATGAAGATAATACTACTCTTTATGAAGTTTGGCATGTAGTTTGGAAAGGTTTTGCTAAAGTTGGTATTCTTACTCGTATAAATGAAGTCGGTTTTCAAGAGCAAACCATAGTTGAAGAAGATTATCAACTTAATAAAGAAGCTGGAGATATTAGTATTGAATGGGAATACAAACCTCAAGTTTATGAAGGTTATCGTATTGGCACTCGTTTTAATGGTATTTATCCTGTAAAAGCTAGACCTATACTTTATGAACGTAAAGGTAAACTTCCTTACAATGGTATTATGGAACTTGTTCCTTATATGGGTAAGTTTAGTATTATTCAAATTATTACTCCTTTCCAAGTATTTCGTAATATAGTTTCTTATCATCAAGAAATGGTAATAGCAAAAAACAAGATGCTTATATTGCTTGTTCCAAAGTCTCTTGTTAGTGATAACCCTGAAGATGCTATATATAAGATGGCAGCTGACGGTGTTCTTCCTTTTGATGATAGTGAAGACCCAGCTGGAACTAAAGCTCAAAACTTTAGATTACTTAATGCTAATATGGGTCAGTATATTACTGAACTTAGTAATCTTAAAGAAATGATTAAACAAGAAGCTCGTGAACTTGTTGATATGAATGCTCAACGTTATGGTCAAATAGCTCAATCTGCTGGAGCTTCTACTACTCAAAACGCTATTGCTCAATCAAGTACTGGTTCTGTTTTAGTATTCCAAATGTTTGACCTTATGCGTTGCGCTGATTACAATAGAGATATTGATTTTGCTAAGTCTGCTTATATTGATGGTCTTGAAACTTCTTACATAGATAAAACAACTGGTAAGAAACATTATATTAGTCTTGATGTTAATAGCTTTGTCGGTTCTGACTATTCAACCACAGTTAGAAACAATGCTAAAGAAATGGATAAGCTTCAACAATTAAGACAATGGGCATTTAGTGCTGCACAAAATGGTGATTTAGATTCTGCTCTTGCTGCTATTCAAGGTGATAATGTTGCTGCTATATCTGATAGTATTCGTAAGTTTACTGAGATTCGTCAACAACATGAAGAGCAAATGAAACAAATGGACCAAGCTATTCAAGAACAAGCTAATCAAATGAAGCTTCAAGAGATTGCAGCAAAAGGTGAACAAGACCGTGAAACTCTTGCGCTTAAAGCACAGTATGATTTACAACTTGAATATGCTAAAGGTGATATTGCTTTGCTTGGTGATACAAATCCAGATAATGACGAATATGCTAAGAGTCAGTTAGCTCGTATTCAAGAAGAAAGCAAACGTGCTAGTGAAGCTGCTAAAATTCAACTCGAACGTCAGAAACTTGCTATGGATAGTTATAATAAAGCTGCCGACCGTCAGGTTAAGAGAGAAGAAATGGCTAATCAATTAAAGATAGCAAGAACAAATAAGAATAGATACGACAAATAACACACAATTATATGTAATTTTTTTCATGTTGGGAGTGGTGCTCGTGAGAGTGCTGCTCCTTTTCTTTTATATATTGATAGCAAATTTAATATTTTAAATTCTTCTCTGTGGCACTTTCGATTAGTTGGTGATAAGTTATTCACGAAAGCATTTTAAAGCCGCCCTGTAAAAGGATTGTAGCAAAAATCGAATGTTCCCGACACAGAGTTGTCAGCGAAAGCACCTATGAGCATCGGTTTGATACATAATGCTACTAATTGACTTAGTGCTATAACTAGTGCTACAAATGTTTACATTAGTAGACTTATACATTATATTAATAATACTTTTGCTTATGCTATTAATAAACTATAAACAAAGAGTGCTAACAATGGTAATTAAATTAATAGTAATACATTTGCAGCAACTAATAAAACAGTTAGTTTATTTATTAATCATTTAATCAATTAAAGTATGTTTGTATTTCGTAATACTCTAGGTTTTAAACCTCATGCTCGTCTTTGTGCTCCAGTACTCGATATTGATTTTACTGGAACTGGTGGTAACAGTGGTACTGATACTACCGATATTACTGGTAAAGACGGCAAAGGTGATGGAGAAGGAAAAGACGGTGACGGTACAGGCGCAGATGGTGACGGTAACGCTTCCGACAGTAAAGATGACAAAGATGATAAATCTGGTGATGAGCATTCTGCTGATACTAAAGATGCTGACGGTAAAGATGATAATGGAAACGATACTACACCTTCTACCGGGGAGCTAGAGAAAGGTATGCGAGTTGAGTTTGAAGGTCAAACTTATACTGTTGCTGATAATGGCGACCTTGTAGATAAGGATGGTAAAGTTTTTAAAGAAGCTAAAGACGTTAAGGGTTGGATTGATTCTCTTCAGGTAGACGAACCTGGTGCTGATGTTAATCTTGAAAATATTCGTAAAGCTCTTGATATTGACATTACTGATGAAGAAGGTAAGCCAGTTGAATTTACTGATGATATAGATGGTATTAAGAGTTATATTAATTCTGCTATTGAACTCAAGTCTAATGAAGTTGCTCAAGCTGCTGTAAACAAAGTATTTGTTGATAATCCAATCCTCAAACAGTTTGTTGATTATCTTACTGTTAACAATGGTGACCCTCGTGGATTTGGTGAACGTCCTGACCGTAGTGGTTTGACTGTTGATGAAAAGTCCGAAGAGCAACAGATTGCAATCATCAAAGCTGCTGCTAGAGAGTTTGGTAATGCTTCTCTCAATGATAATTACATTAAGTATCTTAAAGATTCTGGTGGTCTTTATGATGAAGCTAAAACTCAGTTAGCTAATCTTCAAGCTGCTGATAAAAAACGTGATGAAGAGACTGCTAAACAAGCTGAAGCTCAACGTAAGCAACAAGAACAAGATACTATTGCTTATTGGAATAATGTAAAAACTGTCGTTGAAGGTCGTAAGGTTGGTAATTATCAACTTCCTGAATCTCTTGTTCGTGAGGTTAATGGACAAAAGGTTACTGTTACTCCTAACGATTTTTATGATTATCTTTCAAGAGGTATTAAAGACGAGCAAGGTAATGTAGCTACTGGTTATGAACGTGCTCTTGCTAAACAAACTCCTGAAGATGCTCTTAATAATGAAATTCTACAAGCTTGGTTAATGTACACAGGTGGTTCTTATGAAGACCTAGTAAAGATGGCTGTTAGAGAACATGAAGTTAAAACTCTCAGATTAACAGCTAAACAAAATAAAGGTCGTGGTACTGTACGAATTACTAAACCAGCTAAAGATAATAAAAATGCAACTGATGATATTCAGTTTAGTTAAGTTATTGTTTAATTAATTAATTCGTTTAAGTATGTACGCAATTCGTGAAGTACAACGTGGTAACTATGAAGACCGTGGTTATTCTAATGAAGAAACCATTGCTCATCTTATGTTATCTAAACCTAGTGAGATTAATTCTATGCTCACCTATACTTTTGGTATGGATGATGATAGATTCCCACTTAATTTCTTGACTGAAGGTCAAGGTACTGCTGGTACAGTTGATATTGATACTACTGATTGGACTTGGAAGACTATGGGTCGTATGAAGTTCAACGATACTGTACTTTGGTTTAACAACGCTAATACAACTCCTGGTAAGGGTGGTGCTACTTTTGAAGTTGAGTTCCGTACTCATTGGTTTATTGAGCAGTATGGTTTGATTGCTCCTGATGGTGTAACTCAAGTTCGTATTATGAAAGACCTTGGTGCTGGTGCTCATGGTGGTTACTTGTATCGTCTTCGTATTACAAATCCTAACCCACAAGCTTTTGTCGATGTAGCTAAGAACTTGACTGTAGGTAAAAGTTGGTCTTTGACTGCTCCTACTATTCCAGAGAGTTATTCTAAGGGTAATCGTACTAATACTATGGGACCTGGTAAGATGACTTCTCAACTTGAGTTCCATCGTTTTAGTAAGGAGATTGCAGGTAACATTGCAAACACTATTGTAACTTATGAGTTTAAGACTACTGGTGGCGGTACTACTAATCTTTGGATTAATGAGGAGATGCGCCAGTTTGAGTTACAGCAACGTGTAATGAATGAGGAGCGTTTGTGGTTTGCTGAGTATAATAAGACCATCAATGGTGAGATTACTCTTGTTGATGAAGATAATGGTCAGCCAATTCCTCATACAGCAGGTATGCAACAGATTTGTCGTGAATCTAATTACGACACTTATGGTGAAGAGCTTACAATCAATAAGCTTGTTCGTACTGTTGGTGATGTTCTTGATAAGGATACAGACACTGGTAATATGGATGTTGTTCTTGCTTGTGGTAAAGGTTTCGTAGAGGACTTTGACCGTGCTATTAAGAATGAGGCTAAGAGTGAGGGTTTTGTTACTCCTCTTGGTGATAAGATGATTCAAACTTCTGCTAGCGGTCTTTCTTATGGTAACTACTTCCGTCAGTATAAGACTGTTGATGGTCATATGATTACTTTGAAACATCTTTCATTCCTCGACCGTGGTACTTTTGCTGAGAACGCTAAGGCTAATGGTGATGTACATCCTCGTACTGGTTATCCTATGACTTCTCATCAAGCATTTATGCTCGACGCTTCTTCTTATAATGGTCATAACAACATTCGTAAGGTTCGTAAGAAGGGTCAAGTTTATATTAATGGTGTGATTAAAGGTCTTACTCCTATTCCTGCTTCTTGGGGTGCTGTTCCTACTAATTCTCTTGCTACTGATATTGACTGCTCTCGTTATGAGGTTAAGAATTCATTCGGTTTGCAAGTAGACAAGGCTACTAAGTTCTTCCAGTTGAAGTGTGTATTGTAATTCATTAAACTTATAAAGCTATGACTGATATTAAAGTCCCTTTGGACATGAGTCCTTCAAATAGTAATGATGCTCCTCAAGAGAATGCTGCAAAACAAAATCCTACTGTAGCTGAAGAGGAAGCCGCTAAGAAAGCTGCATTAGAAGCTGAACTTGATGAAGAGTATATTGATAAGCGATTTATTATCATTGCTTCTGTACTTAATTATTCTGCTTATCGTAGAATGAATATGGCTGCTATTGGTAAACCTCGTAATATGATTGGTTCTTCTGTCAATTCAGTTCGTAAACTTATGAGTAACAAAGGTGAAGTAGAACATTATTTCCCTGAACTTGTAGGTGTTGCTTCTAATAACCCAGAGTTTATTACTCGTGTTAAGAATTATCTTAATAATATGTTTCTTGATATTCGTGATACTGAGAGAAAGATTGATATTTCTTTCCGTTATCACCATAAGAGAGATTATTTGAAGATTAAGGCTGCTGAGGATAGAATTTGGGCTAAGTATAATGAGGTTGACCGTTCTAATGCCGCTAAACTCTATGAAGCTGCTGTAATGCGTGATAATGATTTGTTTAATCTTGAGAGTACTAAGTACCAATATGGTGACCCTCTTAATCTTGAGCAATATATTATTTATCGTCATTGTCTTAATTATCCTGATGTTGCTAAAGATGAAGCTTTCATCAATAGTAATGCTAATCTTCGTTTCTACATTAAAGATGTACGTAAAGAAGAGGCTCGTAAGGAGAAACTTATTAAGGAACAACAAGCTGCCATGAAGCATCTTGTAGAGCTTCAATCTTCTCCTACTAAGACAAGTGCAGTTTATATCAACTATTGTGTATATAGTGGAATTAATCTTGCCGATGGTCTTGCTAAGAATGGTCTTATTCAGACTAAGGAACTTATGGATTTTGCTACTACAAATCCTCGTAAGTTCAACGAACTTGTTAGTGACCGCAAATTGATGAGCAAGGCGTTTATTGAAACACTTATTGCACGTGGTGAACTTGTACGTTCTGACTTTAATCAACAGATTAGTACTCCTGATGGTGATTTCGTTGGAGCTAACATTAATGATGCTATTGCTTTCTTTGATAATCCTAACAATGCTGGTCTGAAGACTAAGTTAGAAAATAAACTCAAATTGATTTAATAGATAGAGATATGACTACTGCTGAAATGCATCAAATGTTCAGAAATTATGCTCAACAAATGGGTATGCAAAATGTGAGAGCTATCTTGCCATCGCAGATAGACTTACTCCTGAACAACTCCATTTCGGACACTGTTAATCAAGTGATTGCTCAAAACATTGGTACTACTAGTGATAGAGTAATTACTGATAACTCTAAGCTCAATCAAGTCAATGCTCTTAAAAGTCTTTATAGAGTATGGAAGGGTAAAGTTACTCTTCCTACTCCAAAGACTAATTATATTGCTAGTTACATTCTTCCTCTTACAAACTTCCGTTTAGCTAGTGAAGCTAATGATAGTACTATTAAGAAAGGTGATGCTATTTATGCTGCTGATGCAACTGGTGATGGTAAACCTGCAAGTATTGAATACTTCTTCCTTGTAGATTTGAGTATTGATTATACTAAAGCTGTTGGTGGTGGTAGTTTTACAACTAATATCTTCCCTATTCGTCTTGTTGATGACCAATATCTTGCCGATGTTGTTAATGATTTTGTAATGGCTCCAAATCTTCGTAGTCCTGTTGCTACAATTCATGATAACAATATTGAACTTTATATTGATAAACCGGATGCTGCCACTAAGAGTACTCCTGATACTTATAAGTTTGGTGATGGTCTTAGTGTAAACGAAATTCGTTTATCTTATATTGGTAAGCCTGGTACTGTTCATTTCAATGAAGATATTGGTGGTGAAGATGTTGATTGTGAACTTCCTGAGAGTATGCACGTTGATATTGTTAAGCACGCAGTTGATTTGTATCGTACTGCTCTTAATGGTGGTCTTGCTGCTGCTCAAGGTGCTCAACAGCAACAACAACGTGAAAACGTTCGTAACAATGCTAGAGATGAGGGTTATCAACCTAGTGCCCAATAATATTGTATAACTTATAAAATAATTAATAATGAAACAACTGTTTATTTGTAGTGCTGATGCTACTCTTGCAGCTACTCCTGCTAAGCCTCAAGACCTTACTGGTGTAAATGCTGGTACTGTGGGTATTTGGCAGAATGACGATGATAGTCAATTCCTTGCTGCTGCTCCTACTGCTGACTTTAGTATTGCTTATGGTCGTCCTAATAGTCAAGCCGTAGTTATTCCAATTGACTTTGCTTCTGCTCGTGTAACTACTATCACGAAGACAACTGGAGTTCACTTTAAAGGTGAGATTACTATTCCTGCTCCAGTTGCAGGTAAAGATTATACTCTTCAACTTGTTAAGGTTGGTGCTATTAAGCATGAACGTAATAGTTGGACTGTTACTGATAACGGTTCCCATAAGACTACTGCTACTACTATGGCTGCTAGTCTTGCTAAGCAGTTTACTAATATGATTGAGGCTGGTAATCCAGAACTTGAGCTTAAAGTAACTGTAGCAGATGCTAAAATTACTATTACTGGTACTGATTGGAAGGATTGGAATTTGATTGCCGCTGACGACCTTGTTGGTACAGCTGTAACTCAAACTCACGGTGTAGCTCCAACTTGTGACGGCGCTTATGTTAAGAATCTTGCTTCTGTATGTGCTCAGAACCGTGGTTTCAACAATACTTATCAGGAAGGTGCTTCTATTTATCCTGGTTATCCAATGGTTGTTGATTCCGATGATTATAAGCTTTATAACATTCGATTTAAGTATCCTCGTGCTTACGGTCGTACTCGTGACGAGGCTGTATGGCAAGAAGTTATTATTGCTGTTCCAGTAGCTAATGATACTTTAACTGGTTCACTCGATACAGTTCTTACTTTGGAAGGCGCTCCTTCTAATCATGCAGCTGCGAACGTTGATGCTTCATCTAACGATGAAAAGAAGTAATATTCAATAGGTTTTAGTTGATAGACGGAATGCTGCTCGTCTCACCTTTTACAGGGCGGCTTTCCGTCTTTATTGTTTAGCTATGGATGAATTTAATCAAATAAATGATATTATAGCTGAATCAATTAAAGATACTTCTTATATCACAGTACTTATTAGTAGCGGAGTATATCTTGCTTATACTCTTATTATTAAGTTAGTTGATTTGTTTAAGGCTAAGAACCGTAATCGTCCGATGGTTGAAATGGCTACTGCAATCAAGCAAGTAAGCGAGAATGTAGTTAAGCTTAATGGTGTCTTAGATAAAGCTTTCCGTGATGCTGAGAATAAAGAACGCAGTAAAGTAAAGAATACTATTGAAACTGCTTTTGGTAATTTTAAAGGTGTTATTGCTTCTAATTGTCATGATGTTATTATTCATAACAATATAGAACAGAATAAAGAATTGATAAAGCAGAACCTATTCAAGGTAATAAGTACCGAGTATTATAAGCTTTATAATGTTTTCTCTGCGTATGATGTAGATGGTGTATGTATTGCTACTAAACTTAAAGAAGATTGGATTGATACAGTAACCAACGAATGTCTTGCTATTATTTACGATGGTCAAGATAAAGATAATAGAATTATTCAAGTAACTAATAAACTTCTTATTCTTACTAATGAATATTCTATATATGTAAATAACAAAGTGTTTAATCATTAATAAGATGTTCTTATGAATAATGTAACTGACACTACAAAAAACCTTGAGGAGTTAGAAAAAGGAGTTGTGAATACTCTTGAGTATCTAGCTGCTCAAGGTTTTGTAGTTAATAGAGATAAGACTCTCAAACTTACAACTATTGCTATGTATAAAGCTGTGCTTAAACATAGTGATAGAATTATTGATTTTGATATTAATAAGTTTAATAATAAAGTGATAGTATTATGATAGTTTTACAAGTTCCTGATGAATGGGAAGATATTTATGTTAGGCTTCTTACTGTAATTAGTCAAGCAGGTGAAGCTATTCTTAACGATTGTTCTTACGGTTGCAAAGGCGATGGTAGTGTCATGTTTAACTGTTGGAACATATTTCAAGCTGCTTGTGCTGCTTATGCTCTTAATGATACTAAGCTAGCTAATCTCTATATAAATTATGTTGCTAAGCAACTTGCTAATAAATATGGAGATATTAAGATTAAAGAATCAGAAGACATAAGTAGTGGTTCGTCTACTAGTTCTGATGATGGAACAGTAGAATAATTTAATAATCATTTAACTTTTCTAATTATGAACGATAAAGAGAAAGAATTGTGGAGAGTAATCGATAATGTAATTCAATGTTGTGGAACTACTCTTCCTGATGGTACATTTAATATTACTAGAAAAGATGTACTTGGTAAAAGTCGTGCTGAAAATGTAGTTATGACTAGAGCTATGATAGTTGAACAAATGCTTCATGCTGGATTTAGTGTAACCACTATTGCAAGCATTCTTAATAGAACTGTTCATACAGTAAGACATCTTAGAGATTTAGCATATAAATGGCTAAATACTTCAAGAGTTTATCGTCTCGCTACTGCTGAAGCAACTCTAAAGAATAAAAATGTTGAACCCATGTGTATTTAGTACATAACTAGTAAATAAATACTTGCTAATCATTATATTAATTAGATGACAACTGGAGAATAATCTAGTTGTCATCTTTTTGTTTATATTGCAGAAAGTGCTTATCTTTGCATTGTACAAAATACTAGTTAATGTACTATATGTTTTATTAATCTTAATAATTTAATTATGGACGATTCTAAAGTTTTTATGTTCCCTGATTGTGGAACTAAGAGTAATGATGCGAACAGTCTTCTTCCTTTACTTCTTAGTAATGGTGGATTTGGTAATGGTAGTTGGATTTGGGTTATCTTTCTCTTCTTCCTTTATCCTCTTATGCGTAATGGTGGTCTGTTTGGTAATGCTGGTGCAAATGGCGGTTGTTTAGGTAATCTTGCTAACATGGTTAATAACAATGATGGTCGTGATTTACTTATGCAAGCTATTAATGGTAATGGCGCAGCTATTCAACGTCTTGCTACAATGTTTGGTACTAAGGTTGATATGATTCAAGCAGCTATTGCTAATGTGAGTAATTCTGTTACTCAAGTTGGTTGTAAGATTGATTCTTCTACTGGTGCTCTTCTTAATGCTGGTACTCAGAATACAATGACACTTGCTAGCCAGTTAGCAAATTGTTGCTGTAATTTGAAATCAACAATTATCGAACAAGCTGGCGTAGTTAAAGAATCAGTTAATAATGTCGGTAATGCTGTTACTCGTGGTTTTGCTGATGTTGGTTATGCTCTTCGCGACCAGACTTGTAACCTTGAAAAATCAGTTGATGGTGTGGGCGATAGAATTATTGCTAAACTTGACGCAGCAGAAAAGTCTGCTATGCAAGATAAGATTAATTCTTTACAGACTCAGCTTACTACTGAACATCAAAGTGGTGTAATAGCTCAACAAATAGCTGCTGCTGTTAATCCTATTGCTCAAGCAGTTAATGAAATTAAATGTGCTCAGCCACAAACTGTGACTGTTCCTTATACCCCATTTCAAGCTGTTCCAAATTGTGTTGCTTATCAATATGGTATGTATAATAACAATGGTTTGAATAACTTTTGGCTTTAAACTATAGGAGATAATATTATGGCTTATAATGAATTCATTGGTAATCGTGGTGGTATACCTTTAGTAGCTGCTACTCAAACGACTGCTGGCAGTGCTACTGCTAATGCTGTTTTTACAATGCCTAATCATACTTTCAGAGTTATGGGTGTTGCCGGTATTATGGTAATTAATTTCAATGCAGCTACAACTACTGCAACTGGTTTTGAAATGATGGTTAATAATGTTACTCTTCCTCTCTTAGCAAGCAATGGTGAAGCTTTGACTGCTCTTACAGAAGGTCTTCATATTGTAGTATTTGATAAACAAAATAATAAACTTCAACTTGTAGTATAATGTTTTCTGCTCTTAATCAAGGTAGTCATGTTTATATTCTAGACAAGACTAATGAAATAGATTTTAAGGTTGGTGAAGTTGTTGGCACAACTACTCCTATGTTTGCTACTGACGGTAGTAATATGATGGTTATAAACCTTAAAGTTAAAGTTAATGGTAATACTATAGATTACAATAATGTTCCCGCTAACAATAATGTTGTTAGTTATAACAATGGTAATCTTGTTATTGCCGAGACTAAACAATCTATTCAATCTGAAGTAGAAGCTACTCTTCAACACGCTACTTATGTAATTGAACATATTGAAGATTATAAGAATAAAGTTACTGCTTGTGAAGAAGTTCTCAAAGAACTTAATCCTCAGTTTGCTAAAGATAAAGCTCGTGATGAAGAAATAGCTGGTATTAAATCTGAAGTTGCAGGTATGAAAGGCGATATTGCTAAAATACTTGCTGCTGTAACTAAACAATAAAATTATGTACATTATGGTAGAAATGAAGAAAAGTAAGTCTGAACTTAGAAGTAAGATTAGACGTATGCGTGAAGAACTTGAAGATTTAGAAGAAGAACTTGCACGTTGTGATGATGATAGAGAATATAATTCTCGTAGTAGTAGATATAATAATGATGATGACCGTTATCACGATAGAGATTATGATAGTCGTGAACGTGGTCGTTATAGTAGATACTAAGTAATGAAAGCCGCCCTGTAGAAGGTATAGTTGTATACAATTCCATGCCTTTTATCGGGCGGCTATAATAAACTTATTGATATGTATAAAGAAGCTTTTGATACTTATGATGAATTACCTGAAGATATGATTGTTTATCTTCGTTATAATGGTAGGCATTTTAATCGTAAACTAGTTGATTTTGCGGTTAGTAAAATGACCACTAGAGACAATAATGGTACAGAAGTTGCTCTAGAGCCAATTACAAAAGAGAAACTAGAAACTATGATGAAACAATGTGGAATACATTTAACTAATAATGATGCTTCTTACGATGCAGTATTTGTTGCTAATATGTGTAAAGCTGATTATCTTGGTAGTAGTGTTCCAGATGAAGAACATCTTTGTATGTATGTGAAAGATGTTATAGACGATGTTGATGGCTATGATGGAATAGCTTTTAATCGTTGGTATGCAGATATGTGTCGTAAAGGTATTCAAATTGATTGGTATGAGTGTAGATAACAGTAGTAGTCTTAATTAAGTAGCTGATAGTGTTGTAACTGTTGGCTACTTTTATTTTGTTAAATATCCTGTAGTTAATACTAATAAAGATGCTAATAAACTATATTTGCAATCATTAAAGAATAAGGTTATGGAACTAATAAATCAAATGATACAGCAAGTAATAAATGGATTCGATATAGCTTATTGTTTTGCTGTTAATACTCTTACTTATTTTCTTATTACTACAATTAGTGCTGTAATCAATAAGCAAATAGGTAGAGGATGGAAAAGAGTAATACTTATTTTTAGTATTATTATTATAGGTATTGCTTATAGAACTTGGGGAACTATTGACGGCAAAGTTTTAATCAATAGTGCGATACTTGCTCCTCTAAGTTGGAGTTGGATATTTAAACCAACACTTAGAAAGTTTGGTTATGATTATAAAGATATAGATAAAACAATTAATAGTTATGGACAAAGTAAAGATTAATGCTGCGGTTGATGCTCTTGGTATTTCACTAGACCATCGTAATATTATCAAAGAAGCTCTTAACGAAGGAGCTGGTGATGGTATGCAAGAGCTTGAAACTAAAGTTGACAATATTGATAAAGAAGTTGGTGCTGTTAGTACTGATGTTACTACAATCAAATCTAATATAGAAGAGATTAATACTAAAGTGACAACTAATAGTAAAAATATTAGTACTAATGCTGATTTATATAAACAAGTCGATGGCAAGGTTAAAACTTTAACTGATAAAGTTGATAATCTTAATATTCCTTCTCCTATTATCGAGCTGACTATTGGAGATAGTAATGAAATTAAAGCTGCAAATCTTGCTAAACTTGGTGATACTCAACATACTTTCTTTGCTAGTATTAATTATGGTTTTGGTACTGCCAGTTGGTTGCCTACTGATGGAGGTAACAGTTTTGTCACAACTGATGAAGGTCATGCTGTAATTTATAAGATCGCCAAAGATGGAGCGGTTACTAAGCAAAGTGAGTTTACTATTAGTGCTCCTATAAGTTATACTTTACCTAAAGCTACAAAAGAAGCTATTGGTGGTGTTAAAGCTATAACTAATATTGCTGACATTGATGCTGAATCAGCAACTATTGCAAGTCTTGCTGGTGTTATTAATACTCTTCTAGCTCAGATGAGAACTGCTGGTATTATTCAGCTTTAAGATACTCTTGCTTTCTGCGATGCTGAAATGTGTGTCCGTGACCCCTGAGACTAGAGATTAGTCTTGGGGGTTTAACGTATAATACAACGACTAATACTAAATTTAAGATTTTATTTTAGTATCAAATTTTCGATGTAAGCGACTTTTGGGTATCTCGTGAATAACTTATCATGACTAGGTATTAAAACGTCTCAGAACGCAAAGAATGTGTATCTGTGTTGATATTTCAATCAAAAAGAACTAAGTAATAAACGAATAAGGAGCAGGCAAACAGTTAACAAGAATATTAATTAAATTGGTGTTTAAGTTGCTAATGTATTAAGTCCTAGAAGTCCTGCTCCTTTTATTTTTCAAATAATAATTATATGAGTAAAATTCCAACAATTAATGAGATAGACGGCAACAGTCCTTCTCGAGAAAGTAAAGATGTAGTTGTTAATGCTAAGATCACTACCGCTTCAGTTAATGAAGTCGACGAAACTCTTAGTGGTAAAGCTGCTATTGACGAAGTTGATAATACTCGTAAACCAACTATTAGTGAGATTTATCAAATTGTCACTGATGGACTGTTTGAATCTACTACTAATTGGTGGGATTATGCTTATCGACTTTCTCAAGCACAAATTAACCAAGACATTGTTAGTCGTCTTGATAATGGTGTTATTGGTGGCGGTTATAGTAAAGGCTTTGATATTATAACTACTACTAGTGATAAATCTCCTTCTAATAGTAATGTTTATTCAGCTTTAAAGAGTGATATTCTTTATCCTAAGAAGATGAATGATGAGACTATTAATGGTATTTATAATTTTGTCAATGGTCTTACTATCGGAAAGCCAACTGCTTATACTGGTGGTACTTGGTCTATAGATAAGAACGGTAAGAGTTATCTTACTACAGATTATCTTTATGTTCGTCTTAAAGCTATATTTGAAACTCTTCAAATACTTGATGTTGATACTATTGGTGGTAAACTTATTGTTTCTCCTGCTGGTAGCGTTAAAGTTGCTTATGTAGACGATAAGAAAGTTACTATAGATGATGTTGAACAGAATGTTTATCGTTGCTATTTTCTTGGCGAACAAGATGGTGAAGAGATAGACAATAAGTGGAAAGTTGGAGACCAAGCTCAAGCTAAATCTTTTAATGTTAAGAAAGGAACTTATCATAAGGCAGGTAATCATTATCTTTGGCGACTTGTTGTTGGCGTTAGTACTGAAACTGTAACTATAGATAATAAGAAATATCATTATATTGATTTGAGTCAACTAGTATTTGATGCTGGCTCTGATGCTCCTGCTCCAGGCGATGTTCTTAATCAACTTGGTTATCGTGGGAATGATGCTCAACGTCAATCTGCTATTGTTATTAATGCTGTTGATAATTTTGCGCCAAGTATTTCTCTTTATGGTGGAATTAACGACTTTACTCTTTTGAATAAAGAGTATGTTGAATATGGCGTTTATCAAGGTAAAGCTTTCTTTAATGTATATGGTGATATGTATATTGGAGATAGAGGTATTAATCCTACTACTTATGTTAAATATAAAAATGGTAAGGTTAGTATTAAAGCTGACCTCGAAATAGGTTCTAGTATTGGAGGCAAAGACCTTAATCAATATATTAAAGATAATGCTGGAGTTGATGAAGCTACTGTAATTAGTATTATTAATAATAGTCAAGTTATTAAAGACCTTCAGAAACAAACCGATGGTGCTATTGAAACTTGGTTCTATGACGGTGCTCCAACATTAACTAACGAGCCTGCTAAGAATTGGACTGATAAGAATACTAAAGATATTCATGTAGGCGATTTGTATTATGATAGACTTACCGGTTATGCTTATCGTTTTACTCGTTATGATGATGATGCTAATCCTTATCGTTGGAGCAGAATTACAGATACTGATATAACTAAAGCTCTTGATGCTGCTGCTAAAGCTCAGGCTACTGCTGATAGTAAGATGAAAATCTTTTATGGTAGTACTCCTCCAACTAATTATCATGTTGGTGACATGTGGGTTAATGCTACTCTTGCTGGTAAGTTTAATAACGATATTGCTCGTGCTACTACAGCAAGTGAAACATTTAACGCTGACCATTGGGTTTTAGCTTCTCGTTATTCTGAAGCTATTGCTGATATACTTACTTGGCAAAATAATTATGAAACTAAGTTTAGTAATCTTGTCGATACTGTTAAACAACAGAAAGATGAGAGTGTTACTGTTTGGTTTTATGAATATGCTCCTACTGTAAGCAATATTCCTGCCAATCAATGGAATACTGACGCTCTTCGTAATGAACATGTTGGTGATATATTCTATGATATTAAGAATAATCATTCTTATCGTTGGACTGGTACTGCTTGGGTTGAGATTAAAGATGCAGACTTTGATAAGTCTATGAAAGCAGCTAGTGATGCTACTAAAGCTGCCGAAGATGCTGCTGTTGCTGCTGGAGCCGCAAAAGATGATGCTAAAGCTGCTAACGATTTAGCTGATAGTAAGCGTCGTATATTTTATTCTAGCACTACTCCTTCTAAACCTTATGATAAAGGTGACCTTTGGCTTAAACAAGTTAATGATAAAACTGAGACTTGGGTTTACGATGGTACTAATTGGGTTAAGTCTAATGATAAAGATTTAGCTGACTTTAGCAATGCTGTTAATAAAGAACTTGAAGGTATTCAAGGTCAACTTGATGGCAAAGCTGAAACTTGGTATCAAGATACAGACCCTAGTACATCATGGACAGACAAGTCTAATCATGAAGGAGATATTTGGTATAATACAAATACTGGTACTACTAATTATTGGAATGGTACTAGCTGGGAGCAAATGGATATTCCTAAAGATGTATTTGATACTATTGATGGTAAGTCTTCTATATTTGTTGATTCTTATAATGATGCTAAAGCTGGTAAAGGTGTTATATCTAAAGGTTATAAAGAACGTGACCTTTGGATTCTTCCTGCTGCTGCTGTAATTAACGGAACTCAATATTACAAAGGCGACTTACTTACTGCTACTGCTGATGGTACTGCATTCAATGAAAAACATTGGATTAAGAAAGTTCGTTATATTGGTCCTACTGAGTTAGCTGATAGTATTGCTCAAGTTAATAATAAGATTAATAATATTAGTGCTAGTACACTTCCTGGTCTTGATGATAAGTTTAATAGTTTTACTAAAGATGGTATTCTTGATTCTTCTGAGAAAGCTAGACTTACTGATTTGTTAGCTCAAGCTAGTAATGAGGTTGCTGCTGCTAATGACCAAATTAAGAGTGTTACTGCTTCTACTTATCTTAAAAATAATGCTAATGTTGGTAAGTTAACTGAAGCTCAAACTGGTATGAGTACAGCTTGGACTGAATACAAAACTTTAATTGATAAACTTATTGCTGGTAGTGCTGCTATTAATAAGAGCAATATAGCTACTGCCAACACACTTTATAATAGTCTTCAGCTTAGGCTTAAAGAAGTTAAGCAATATCTTGCTGCTTGTCAAGCTGATATACTTAGCAGTCTTGGTACTGATTTAAGTACTTATAAATACCTTAAAGAAGCTCTTAACCAAACTACGGAAGTTACAGGCGGTTTAGTTCTTACTAGTGCTATTCAACTTAAAGATACTGATAGTAGTATTACTGCTGGTATAAATGGTATTGTCGCAGGAGATAAAACTGCTATTGCTGCTTGGTATGGTGGACCTATGATTGACCGTAATACTTTTACTAGTGAGCAACTTGCTAACAAAGTTGCTGGTACAGATTATGCTAGAAGTTTATTTCGTCATGACGGTAGTGGTTATCTTGCTAGTGGAGCTATTTATTGGGGAACTGATGGAGTTCTTCATGGTGACCCTAATAGTTTTATTCTTCAAGGTACTAGTTTTGCTACTATGTTCAGTTATACTAGATTGTTCTATTTACATTATGGAGTAACTGGTAGTAGTAATTTTAATGATATTGATTATATAACTCCTAAGAAAGTTTTTAGTAGACTTGAGATTCTTCCTCAAGGGGGTACTGAAGCTAGTTCTAATCTTCCTACTGGTTTATATGTTGGTAACACGACTAACGGAGGTCAAATTCAAATTGGTAATATACTTCTTAAAAATAAAGGAGATAATGTTCTTGAGATAACTAATGTAAATACTAAAGATGTCGCTAATGTTGGAGTAAGTGGAGGTATATCTGCTTACGGTACATATACACCTTCTACCGGGGGTGGAGGTGGACTTAACGGAAGCATAATTGCTTATGATAACGCTATTAAACTTACTACTGAAGATTTAAGTAAGATTGCTTCTGCCTATTCTGTTGCAGCACTCAATAATAGTATTGCTTCTCTTACATCTAGAGTTAATAATATTGGTGATGAACTTAGTGGACTTAGTTTAAGTTGGAATAATATTACTGGCAAACCTAGTACATTTACTCCTAGTGCTCATACTCACAAATGGACAGACATTACAGATAGACCTACTAAAGTTAGTGCATTTACTAACGATAGCGGTTATCTAACTAAACATCAATCGTTTACTGACCTTGTTGCTACTCTTGCAACTGGAAACGCAGATATAACTGATGGTACTCAATTTATTACTAGTTGTGCTAGTGATAAAGGTTTTGCTGATACTAATGCTGTCAATGTACCTCATAAGCGTAAAGCTGTTTCTATATATAATTATATAAAATCTAAACTTGATAGTGTGTATCAAGCAAAAGGCAGTTATCAACCTGCTGGCAGTTATGCTTCTAGTGGACATACTCATAGTGTAAAAATTAATGGTGCTACTAAAACTATTGCAGCTAGTGGAGGAACTGCTGTCGATTTAGGAACTTATTTAACTAGTCATCAAAGTCTAGCTAATTGTGCGCAAACGGTTACTACTACTGGAACTGGTAATGCTGTTACAAGTGTTAGCAAATCAGGTAGTACAATAACTGTAACTAAAGGTACAACGTTTCTTACATCTCACCAAAGTTTGAGTAATTATTATACTAAGAGTGATGTTGATAGTAAACTAAGTAATAAAGTTGATAAGAGTGTTGTTTTTTTAGGTAGTTCTGGTAATGTAAACATGTTTGGTAAAATACCTCAAATAGGAATTGATGGTGTTATTGAAATAGGTAAATATATAGATTTTCATTGTAGTAATACTGCTAATGTTGATTACTCTGTTAGAATTCAAGCACAAGGAGATAATAGTAACGCTGTATTCCTTCCTGCTAGAACTGGTACTCTTGCGCTAACTTCTGAAATTCCTACTTCTCTTAAATCACCTTATTCATTATCTTGGAGTGGTTATAATTCAGGTTCTTATGATGGTTCTAGTAATAAAAGTTTTGTTATACCAAATAACACTAATCAATTAACTAATGGAGCTGGATATATAACAAGTAGTGCTAGTATTAGTGGTAATGCTGCTACCGCAACCAACGCTGATAAACTTGACGGTATTCACGCTAATGGTCTTCTTACTGCATTATCTAATTCTAATAATGGTATTAGTTTAACAGTTGGTGGAACTACTAAAACTGTTAGTAATATGCAAGTTTATTCTGCTACCAAACTCACTAATGCTAGAAACATATCTATAGCTGGTAAGGATTTTGTTGGAAATGTTAATTTTGATGGTGCAGGAAATGTATCTTTAAATGGAGCAATTAATTTCTGTACTATTAATTTAGGCGATACCAACCCTAAACCATTTAAACGTATTGCTCATGTCGATGCTAATTACAGTTACAATGATAACGCTCTTCTACTTTATATTAGTCAAGGTTATATTAGTGGATGGTTTGGTTTATGTAGGGTAGAATTTAGAACTAATGATATAAATAATAGTGATACAGCAGGAGGAGGTGTTGCTTTACACTGGTTAGTACGTAAAGGTTATTCAACAGATTCGATTCAAGCTGGATATTATATTCATCTAAAAAAAGCTTACGTTGATGTATTTATTAAAACTCCTGGCGCTTATCAAGGAACTGTAATTCGTGCTATACAAGATAGTCGTGGTTCAATAAATAATAATTTTAAATTAATTAACTCAACTCATGATGTTGAAGCTTATACAAGTTTGTCTGATGCGGCTACTAAATTATATAATGTCCCATATCAAGGTACAACTGTTGGGTCTGATAGTTGTATTGTAAACTATTCAAATATTAGTGCAAGATGTGATGGTAATTCGAGTAGTGCTGCTAAGCTTCAAACTGCTAGAACTATTTGGGGGCAAAGTTTTGATGGAACTGGTAATATTAGTGGAGCATTAAGTGGAGCTAGTACTATATCTGCAAGTTCTACAATTAGTACTACTAAAGATAATAATGGAATTACTATTAATGGTACTCCTATTAGTGGTTTAGCAAATCAACTTATTATTAATAGTTCTAGTAATGGTACTATTCGATTTGGTCCTATTAATTGGGATTGGAATCAATGGGCAGGTCTTAAATATACTCATAGTAGTAAGACTATTTATCTTGGTATTGCTGATGGAACCATCTTTAATGCCAACTCTGCTCAAAGTGGCGGCACTATTAATCTTAGAGCTGGTATAAGTAGTTTACTTACTTCTAGTATTACAGCTAGTGGTAACATTCTTGCTACTGGAGGTATAACAGCATATCAAACTTCTGATATTAGGCTTAAACGTAATGTTACTAAACTTAATTGTTTAAATGTTATTAAGTCTATTGGTGGAACTTATGAATTTGATTATATTCGCACAGGTAAACATAGTATTGGTTTTATTGCTCAACGAGTCAATAATCCATTAATTAACGATATAGTTACTAGAGATTCTAATGATTATCTAAAGATTAATTATTGGCATCCTAAACTTATTAGTCTTGCTTTTGGTGCTATAACTGAAGTTGATGATGAAGTTACAAAACTTAAAGCTAGAGTTAGAGAATTAGAAAATGAAGTTGAACTTTTAAAGAATAAAAGATATGCCGTATAATAATGGAATCATTAATGCTCCTGTTAGTATTGATGATGTTAAGAGCGCATTAGGTGAATCAAGTAATGATTTAGCTACTTTGTGTAAGAGTGAGAATATAAATATATGGAGTAGATTCAAACCTATAAATTGTAAAGGAGATTTTAAAGAATATCCTATTAGAGAAGACTCTGATGAAACTACAACATCTTCTTATAATAACTATAATTGTGTTGTTCGTTGTGGTATGAATATACCTATGGACACTTATAAAAATTTATACAATAATTATGGTAAAGAAGGCTTTGTAATTAAAGCGTGTGATACCTTTTATATAGATAATGTATACGGTGCTACTGGATATGTTAAAGATAATATGACCACAAGTGTATCAGGAAAACATTTTCCAAAAGGTGGTATTAATTCTCCTTATAGATTAGGTGATTTTAGAAACTATAATAATAAAGCAAAGTCAAATACGTTTCTAACCTCTCTTCCTATTTTAAGAAGTATTGAAGTTTATTATTCTTCAACTATTAAATATAACTGTATCTTATATAAGAATACAAATATTGATGATACTAAAAATCTTACTATGGATGATATAATACCTGATTTATATTTAGCATGGTCTTTTTGGGTTCAAATTTGTTATAATTCACCATATAATACTAAGGATAAGATTTATAAAAATTATTATGTAGCTAATTGTCAAGAACCAACAGATTATATATATGCAAGTAAAGAAATAACTTTTGATGTAGGTAGTGGAGACCAATATGTTACCATTGTACCTTTTTTAGCGTATACTCGTAATGCAAATTTATATGATAATACAAAAATAATTTTTATATCTCCTGCTGGGAGTATTTATTTTAAATATTATCCTAGACTAATTTATATGGAAAGCATTAAAAGTGGTGCTAGTGATTTTGTTGATTTCTCCTCATTAAAAACATTAATCGGTGGTACTTGTATTTGTAAAGTAACAATATATAAAATTCCTGATAATACATTTACTGTTACTGATGGTTTGTTTAGAAGTGTTTGTAAATATAACAATTATACTAAAACAATATATGGAAGAGGTTATGTTTCTAATGTATCTGGTCAAAATATAAATTCTGTAACTATTCCTAAAGGAGATAAAACAAGTTATGTTAATATATATATTAGATTTGACAATGTTTATGAAGGTGGTTATTGGGGACAAAGATGTGAATTGTCTTTTGAAATTAATATAGATGGCAGTTGGAAACAAGTTCCTCCAGGAGGTAGTTATATTATGAATTGATAAATTATATACTAATTATTTAATTATAAATTAATTATGGATTTAAAAGTAACTAAAATTGTAAGTGTAACTTCTCATGTAGAAGCTACTGTTGGTGACCACACAATTAGTGGTGATGTTCGTGTTCGTAATGGTAACATTGAAAACATTGATAGTGGAAGTGTTACTAGTGATGGTAACAATCAAGTTGCTAGTTTCAATTATTACGGAACTAATAATCTTAATATCAATTATCAGACTACTGATAGTGATGAAATGAATAGCATTTCAAGTGGTGTAAGTGAATTTATTAAGGCTGTCAATTCTGACCCTGACAAAGTTACAGTAGTAACCGAGTAGTATAACGCTGACACAATTATATTAAAATATATTATTATATATATAACGTAGTTATATAATAATATATTATTAATATATTTGTGCCAGTCAAAATTAAACTAGTAAAATAAATAATACAATGGCTAAAGTAAAAACAATTAATGCTGTTAGTGCATATAATGTACTCAAGCAAATTAAGACTAAAGAACTTCCTGCTGAAGTAGTACTTGCTATTTGGAAGAATGTTAAGAGTTTAAAAGCTACTGCAACTTCTTATGAAGATGCTATTAAAGATGCTAAAGAGTCTCTTAAATCAGAAGATGATGATAAGATGAATAAACTTCTTGAAGAACTTCAGAAGAAAGAGGCTAAACAATCTAGTGGTGATTATACTTTTACTCGTACTGATAATGAACAACGTGCTGAAGTAATTGAGTATTTTGATGCTGCTAATAAGAAGATTCAGAAGTTTACTAAAGAACTTGATGAGAAAGTTATTGCTGTTCAAATTACTCCTATTAAGGAAGATGATTTAATCAAAGCTTTTGTTACTACTGATTTTAATGTTGGTATACTTGAGCTTCTTGACTTCCTTATTGCTAAAGAGAATACTAGTGATGGTGCTAATGCTCCAGCTAGTAAGTAATAAGAATAGTGAATCTAGCCGCCCTGTAAAAGGTATTGTATGTGTACATTGTTATACCTTTTACCGGGCGGCTTTCATTAATAATTAAATTAATAATGATATGGCTAGTATAAATATGCTTGTTAGTGAGATTGCTCATAGTATGGGTCAACCTAATAATCATAGTCTTCGTAATCGTATTCGTAATCTTATTATTCATACTCGTAATGAGATTATTCGTAGAAGTTATGAGAATCATCTTTATGTTGATAAAATACTTACTCAACGTTTTAGAGTTAGTCTTACTACAGTTAATGATGGTGATATAGAACTTCCTGAAGATTATGAAGGTCTTCCTCTTGATAAGATAAAGAGAACTTTACAAAAGGTTCCAAGACCAGTTAGACTTACTAATAATCTTCCTTTTGATAGAGTTAGTTCAGTTGGTTATAAAACTAATAGAGAGTTTCCTTATATTAAAGAAACTACTGCTAGATTTAAAGATAGTGTTCCTGGTTTATGTGGTGCTATTAGTTATGACTACATTAATGGATATATTTATCTTTTTCCTAGTGCTGCTAATAAAGTTGTTCCAGTTGACGCTATTATTATCGAAAGTGCTTTTGAGCATCCTAATCAAATAGCTGAAATTAATGGAGAACTTACTGATGAAGATAAGCTTTATGATAGTAATGAATGGTTGCTTAGTGAAGATATGATTGGTCAAATTAAAGAAATCATTACTAAGCGAGAATTAATTAATAATCATCATGAAACTGATGAAGTACCTAATACAATTAAATATTAAGCTATGACTGCAATTAGATTTAAAGCTAAAGGACTTAAAGAATATCAGCAAGATGCTAACGATGCTTTTAGTGTAAGACTTGAAAGAGCTAGAATTAGTTATGATATTCTTATTGGTTCTATTAAAGATAAACGTTCTGCTATTGTTCCTAATGTTGATAAGTTTAAGTATCCTATTATTGATTATCCAGAGTTTCAACAAAATAAATATATTAATGGTAGACTTGAATCTGCTGCTAAAGGTTTGTATGCTGATACTCGTAACGATATGGAGCTTAAACATCTTTGTTTTCAACTAGTCGGTTATGCTGTCGATTTACGAAAGATAGTAGAGTTAGAGAAAGAGATTGAGCTATGTAAGAAGATACTTGCTTTAAGTCCTGCTCAATATAAAGCTATAATCAAGACTTATTATGAGAAAGTTCAACGTTTTCTTATTCTTGATGGTTATGGTTATCGTTTTGAAGGTAAGTTAGGTTGGTTATGTTTTAATCGTGTTCTTAATACTGGTAGTAAAATATGTGATTTCCAAGGTACTCGTAGAAGACGTGAACAACTTATTGCTGAAGGTAAACAAATATGGAATAAAGATGAAGCTGAGTTCTGTGAGAAGAATGGCATTCCTTATGATGCTGTTGACCCTAGAGTTTATAGACAACCTGATGCTTGGTATGAGTTTTGTTTATGTCAATCGCACGTACCTAATGGTAAGAGTTTAAAAGTTGAAGCTATTGATTATCGTGACACTAGTGTTAGAAAACTTACTAATGCAGAGATAGTTGAAAGGTGTCATGGCAATACTGATGAAATAATGAATATTTCAATGGGTCTTAAAGTTAAACTTACTCTTTGTCTTGATGCAGATAAAACATTATATACTAAATACATAAGAAATGAAGGTCAAACAAAAAGTTACTATGCAGCGTATAGTAGGCAAAGTTGATAATGACTTTAACCTAAGCGAGAGCGATTGGATTCCTCGTGCTGCTGCTTGGATTATTGATGCTCTTAGTCAAATGAAGTGTCTTCCAATGGCAAAGAAGAAACGTAAACTAGAAGTTCATAGTCGTATAGCTATATTTCCTTGTAAGCTTAATGCTACAGAAATTAAAGTTTATGACAATAACGGTTGCGAAATAAAGCAACTTGAAGATACATCTAGTTGTTGTAGTTCAGAACTTAATTCAAACAATAATAATGAATTAGATTCTGAAATTGCTATTATTGATGATACTAATACAACTGGAGTTAATTTTATGAGAGTTGGTAAAGTTATTAATAGAGATACTAATCGTAACTTTGTAATAACCGATAATGGACATATTGAACTTAACTTTGATACCGATAATATTACTGTAGAAAGTTATGAACCTATGACATATTATGATGAGTATTATGATTGTGAAGTTCCTTATGTTTATGATAACGGTCTTTTACTTGAGGCTATAGTTTATTATATTCTTTATAAATATCTTAGTCGTGGAAGTCATCATCAAGTTTATGATTTGAAAAGTAATAGTCCTGTTACTAATCCTTATCTTCAATGGCAAGCTTTAAAAACTAAAGCTATTGCTTCTGTTCGTAATGATATGTATAATGATGAAGGTTGGAGAAACTTCTTCTATAATTCAACCTTTGACCCAAGAAGATAACAATTATGAGTATAGTCAAAGAACTTAATTTAAATAAGAATCCTAATGCTCTAAAGAATGGTAGTTTTGTCTTTGCAAAGAACATTAAGATTAGTCCTGATGCTTCTCATGTAACAAATGAAGAAGGTATGAGTCTTGCTTTTGATGGAAACATCGAAGGCAAGATTGTTGGTATTATACCATGTACTAAAGAACTTGTTGTTCTTTCTTATCTTCTTGCTGATACTGGTGAAGCTAGTTCTCACATTTATCGTTGCACTGAAAATGTAGATACTGGTCTTCTTGATATGACCGAAGTTCAAAGTGCTTGGAATTATAGTGGTGGTGACATTGTTGGAGCTTATACCTATAATGTAAATAACGAGCTTATTATTGCTATTGGTGAATATAATGTAACTAGAGAAATTGCAATTACCGATAAAGATAATGAAGAAACTCGTAATGTTACTCAGAAAGTAGATGTTCCTTTGAAGACTATTAATCTCACTCGTTGCTCTAGTACAGACAATCCTGAGATTTATAATGTATGTGCTGATACTCCAGTTGCTAATCTTAGTCTTCTAGATAAAGTTCCTGGTGTTAGTATGCCTAATGGTATTTATCAATTCTTTATTCGTTATGAAATTGATACTGATTATTATACTAATTGGTTTCCTATAGGCGCTTCATACTTTGCTGTAAACCTTGAGAATAAAACTATTATAAATCATGTTTATGACGTTAAAGACTCTACTAATTTAGCTCTTACTCGTTGTAATGGTATTTATAATAATGATAATAAGGATTGTAACTATAATTTTAAGTTTGCTATAAACTTTGATGATAACTATAGTTATAAAGCTTATCAAATAGGTTATATTCTAAAGCATGAAGATGCTGCTTTACCACGTATTTGGCGTAAGTTTAGTTTCGATGTTAGAGAGTTTATTTTTGATGCTAGTAATTTTGAAGAAGCAAATATTGATGATTTAGTTGCTAATAGTTTTAATCTGTTTAATGTTAGAACTCTTTGTAATTATGAGAATCGCCTTTATATTGCAAACTATGATGAAAGCGATTATAATGTTGACCTTCAAAGTTATGCCGATAAAGTTAAAGCTAGAATGATTTATTCTGCTTGTGCTAGTCAAACTACAACTACTAATACAACAGAAACTTATGAAGCGTATACATTTAGTTGGACAACAAATGCTATATTTGCTGCTATAATTGAAATTAAGAAACCGACTAGTAATACAATTGTTACAGTTGATGGTACTAAAGTTACATATCACGCTGTAATTAACATTAGAGACTATGGTGAGCTTAAACGTTACTTTACTTGGGTTTGCACTGACAAAGATGATGCTAGCCAGTTTGATAATGTTTCTATTGGTTGGAGAGCTGAAGGAAAATTATCTGGTCTTGCGGTAGCGTTTAATACTGATGGTACAACATTTGATATTATTAGTATTCCAGTTAATGGTAAATCTCATAGATTTTATGCGGCTTTAGGTACTGGTAATGGAGGCAGTAATAAAAATAGAGCTTACAAACTTAGTGGTGATAATGTCGGTAAAATAATATATGGAGATTGGATGCCTGCTGCATACTTTAGACCTAATCGTTTTCAAATGACTAAAGCTAGTAATACTAGAACTTATTCAGCTACAGTTAATATTGAAGATGCAGTTAGGACTTTAATGCCTAATAGTGTATATAACTTCTTTATTCATTATGTTCGTAGAGATGGTACTTACACTAACGGTTATCAACTCACAAACGATATTCTTCCAACAAGTATTATGAACTCAGTTACTATGACTGGTGCTAATACTGTTGACACTCAAATATCAAACGTTACTGCTCTTGCTGAACGTCTTAGTGGAGCTACTTCAGGCAATGATAGAGATTTTACTAATATACTTAGTATTGATACTCTTAAAGATAAATTTGTTTATGAAGTTGTAAGTAGTGCTATTTCTCCTAGTTCAAGTAATGATGCTAAATCAACTCAATTTGGTTATTATAAGAACTATAATAACGATAAGTTATTTAAGACTGGTGCTGCTCATGCTTTTAATAAATCTGATAGTGCTTTGTATGCTATTAAAATTGGTTTTACTAACATTCAAATACCTGATGGTTATGTTGGTTTCTTCTTCAGTTATGAGAAACCTGAAGTAACTAATAATTATCAAGCTTATTGTGCTAAGACTAATAATAATGTAGGTTTATTTAAAGCTAGCGAAGTTGAGACTGGTAATGTTAATTATAACGGTTCTATATATGTTCCTGAATACAAAATTACAAGTAGTGGTTATGAGCTTCCATCAACTAATCCAGCTTATATTAATGATGCTGGTATTGTTACTTCTAATAGCATCAACTCAGATAAGGCAACGAATGCTATTAATACTGCTGGTTCTGATGGTGGCATAGTTCTTAGTCTTAAAGATAGCAAAGGTAAAGTAATTCCTACTATTGGTGAAGTCGGCAATGTTATAGTTTTCAATCGTAACATATATTGTAAGAAAGATAAACAACTTGTTTCTTTTGGTCCTATTTGTTACAAACATGATGATGTTGAAACTTACAGTTATGCTGATAGTGACGATGCTAGTAATTTCCCTAACAATTACGTTCATGGTTATGATTTTAATTATCCTGCCTTCTATGTTAACGATAAAGCTTTAATTTATGATAGAAAAGTTTATATATCAGATACTGGTAAAGTATATGAAATCAATGATGAAAATTCTATTGCTAAGGAATGGACTTCACAAACTGCTGAATATGCTAGATTGCTTAATTATTCTAAGTTTAGTAGGATTAATACTAATGCTGTTTCTATTAAGAAAGAACCTAGTTATTTAGTTGGTGTTCTTGGTGATAATGAAAGCGGAGAAGGTAGTCATCAACGTAGTGTGAATTTTATTGTTCAACCACTCAATGCTACAGACCTTATTGAACTCAAGGATACTTATATAGAAAGTACCTATAAAGTTTATACTAATTATAAGGATAATTTAAACTATGATAGTTATAAGCGTACAACTATTCGTCGTAGCGATGTTATAGGTGATGAAAGTCTTGCTAATGCTTGGCGACATTTTCAGTCGAACAACTATAAAGTACTGTCTAAGGCGAAGGGCAACATATCCAATATCGTTGGCGTAGGCAACGCTTTTTTTGTCCACACGGAGCATTCTTTGTTTTACCTTAATAGAGATAACCTCCTCAAGACATCGGACGTTACAGCGCAATTAAAAATGCCCGATTTGTTTGAGGTAGAACCGATAGAGTTGTTTACTAGTAATCATGGTTATGGTGGACTTCAAAATCCTGAAGCTTGGACGGTTAACGCAAACGGTTATTGGTTTGTTGATGCAGATAATGCTAGAATATATAATTTTGATAACAATAAACTCAATGATTTAAGTAATGATATATTAGGTTGGCTTAACAACGTTATTATTGATGATGCTCATATGACTACTGACTTTGTTAATAACAGAGTTATAGTTTGCATTAAATACCATAATAAAGATGTTGCTAAAGATTATATTACTCTTAGTTTTGATATGACTACTAAACATTATGTTAGTCTTCATGATTACAAGTTTAGTAAATCTGCTAATACTAAGAATAAACCATATTTTTATTATGCTACAGAAGATGGTAAATCTAGTTATCTATATTGTTTTCACAAAGACGCTAGACTTGGAGATTATCTTACTCTTTGGCATACTACTTATGGTTTTCCTACTTATGCTACAAATGTTACTATTAAGCAGGAAGATAATAGTGAAGTAACTAAGACTATAATGCCTGCTATATTTGATGTTTTATTCAATGAATATTATAGTGTTCCTAAATGTCTTAATTCTATCAGTTATATCCTTAATAAAGTATATGCTTATGCCAGTGATAAAATTACTAGAATGGCTGAGCCAGTTATGGGGAATGGAACGTATGGTGATATTACACATTATAGTGGTGACATTCTTCGTATATATACTGATTCTAATGATACTGGAGATTTAGATATTGCAATCAATAATATAATTAATAATGACAAAGTTAATAAAGAAGGTGTTGCAGATTATAAACATCCTTACTTTGATAAAGGAATTTGGAATTTTAATTATATTCGTAATTATATTAGTAAAGAACTTCAAGGAGAAGAAATAGCTCAACGTTATGGAAAGCATTATAAAGACCTTAATGCTAAAGAGAAAGTTAAAGTTGATATGATGTTGAGTGATGCAAGTGACCAACGTAATCTTGTTTATGGTCGTTATTTCGTTACTCGTTTCTTATTTAATAATGTTGATAATATTCCTTTTAGATTTGAAGATATAAATATTAATTATTCAAAGTATTAAATTATGACTGTAAAAACTAAAAGAAGAAGTCTTCGTTGTGGTGGTAGACCTAAAGCTGACTTCGGTAGTTTCTTTACTTCTTATATAGCACCAGTAGCTTCGGCTGCTGGTTCTATTGTAGATAGTGCTGTCAGTAAGCATCAGGTTAATAATACTAACAATAATCAACCTAAAGTTGATGTTGAGGGTATTAAAAATCTTGATGCCCCCAATCCACTTCCTAGTACTCCTAGTGGGTTTAATAGAATAACTATTCCTAATGACCCTACTAAGATGAAACTTGGTGGTCGTAAGAAATGTTGGATTGGTGCTGCTATTGGAGCTGCAACTTCTATTGCTAGTTCTATTTTTGGTAATTCTGCAAAGAAGAAACAAATGCGTCTTCAAAAGAGCATGCAAGATTGGCAAGACACTACTCAAGAAGCTAACGCTATGACACAAGCGCTTAATAATAGTTCTGATTATCAAGAAGATTATCTTAGACAATTTAGAACTGCTGCTAGACTTGGTAAAACTCTTGGTGCTAAAGGTATTTATATTACTGATGGTGGTGATGCTACTAAGGTAGACAACAATACATACCTTTTACAGGGCGGCTCTCATGAAGATATTAACGAGACTGGTCAAACTGGTATAGGTATTAATGTTGGTGGTAATGAAGTTGAAGCTGAAGGTGGTGAAGTTGCTCAGAAAAAGAATGGTGCTCTAAGAATTTTTAGTGCTCAACCTATTCTTGGTAATGGAATGTCTCCTGCTCAAGCTATTCTTCGTGGTTACAATAAAGATAAAGTGTTTGCTGAACAGCAAGATTTTAAGAAAAGAAATGGACTTAAAGATGATGGAAGTAAAGCTAGACAAGGAACTGCTATTCCTTATTCTCGTATTCACATTAATAATGATGGTACATTTACTGATACTTTAGATGGTAAAAATTATACTACTTCTGCAACAAACGGTGAAGATGTAGTTATTACTGGTAAAGCTAATCATTGGAAAGAAGCAGGTAAAAAAGATACTAGTTCTTATTATGACCCAATGGGTGCTGTAAATTTTACTACAGCGGCTGCTGCTCCTATTCTTAATTTTACACCTAGTAACATATATGGTTCTATTCGTGATAGTAAAAACACTAATGATTTTCTTCGTCATTATATGATGAATGATACTGGTGGTTTTCTTAATACTGAATATGCTAAAGAACATCCTTATTTGAGTTTAGGAGTTAACGCTATTGGTGATATAGGATTAGGTATTGTAGGAAATAAAATTGCTAACATTCTTCGTAATCCTATGAATTACGGAAAATATGGATATAAGCTTAATAAGCTTTATAAAAAAGCAGGTCTTTTAGATAGAGGAGATTATAGAACTATTCAACAAAATTATGACAAAAATTTAGATGTCGCATTGGGTAATAGACCTTTTGAAAATAATTGGTATGAATATCCTATTGAAGTTCGTAATAAAGCTGTTAATAAAAATCCTGATTTATTTTATACTTACATTACGCCTGATAGAAGGGAACGAGATTTTTTTAAATATAGTTTTAATAAGAAAGCTCCTAAATATCACGGTCAAGTGATTCAACCTACACATAATGGAAAACCTGTTGGAAATCCAACTACTTATTATGGTTATAGTTGGGGTTCTACTGGTTTTGCAAATAAAGTTGAGCAAGATGCTTATTATGATTTAATGAATCATAATCCTGAATATTATAAGTTTCTTGAAGAAGTCAATTATCCTAAAGTTAAATATCCTTGGAATGAACAGCGTACTGTGGACGAATTTTTAAAGCGTCAACAAACAAGTCTTCGTGGAGTATATGCTAACGATAAAGAAACTGCTAAAAATTATCTTACTACAATTAAATCGTATCGTGGAGGAGGAGATAGATTGAATACTAATGGTGGTTTATATACTTCTAATAGTAGAGGAATAGCTAACGCTTTTAAAAATCCAAATGACGGAATAAGCAACGGTTATATAGGTAAATTGTTCTATGATTTCGATATTGATAAAAGTAAACCTATTGCTGACCAATTAAGAGCTGCAAGAATGAAAGTTGTTAGAGGAGGACATAATAATGTTTTTGCTGGTACTAAACATTATAAAGAATCTATCGAAGATGCTAGAAAGAAAGGAGCTATAGCAATAGAAGATAATTATGGTAGAAGCAACGGTGATATACTTAATGTAACAGAACGTGCTTATTTGCCTAGTTCTGCAAAAGAAGATAAGATTACATTACAAAATCTAGAAGAATATCTAAACCAAACCAATAAATCAGGTCGTTGGAATACTGATGGTGTTGATTTTCAAAAAGGTGATGAAAATTATTTCATACCTAGAGAATATAATCGTTTTGATGATTTTATTAGAGAAGCTAGAATATTTATGAAACCTCGTAAAGCATACGATTTTAATAAAGAAACTAAGTTTATGAAAGATGTAAATTATAGAACAATTAATAGAACTCTTCGTAGAAATTATCTTTTAGATAAAAGTAGACGATTGCAAGGAAAAGATAAAATTAGAAATTTTGACATCCATAATAAAATAGATATATTTGATTATATGGATGCCCCTTTTAGATATGGAGGTGTTGCTAAATATAAACTTGGTGGAAGTTTAATTTCTAGCCGCCCTGTAAAAGGTATGAGACATAAAGCTTTATATGGTAAAGAAGAATATGACCAAATAGGTGGAGAACTTAATCCAGTAGTTGCTACTGCAAAATGGAGAACTCCCTCTTTTGTTACTATTAATACAAACGCTACTACGATTCCTAATTTTAATAAAGTAAGTGTGCCTAACCTCCCTTATACTCCTCCTACAGAAGATGTTGAAGTTCCTTATCGTGGTTTACCTCGTAGTAAATCCCATACTATTTTTACTGGTGGAGATTATGTAGGTCTAGGAATTGATAGTCTTGCTGCTTTGAGTACTGGTCTTATTAATTATAATGCTGCTGGTAAATATTATCTTCCTGATAGAGCACCTATTATTAGTGCTAGTAAACTTCCTACTAATTATAATATTGCTCCTCAAGTAGAAGAAATAAAACGTCAAAGAGACAGACTTAGTAGTCAAGTTTATAATAATACTTCTAGTTCTGTAGCCGCTCTTAATAGAGCAAATGATGTTAATCTTACAGCTCTTGAGCAACTTAGTAAACTTTATGCTACTAAGGAAAATGAAGAAAATAAGATGCTTACTGAGGACGCTAAGAATCAACAAGCTGTTGCTATTCAGAATGCTCAGAATGAACTTGCTCGTCAAAGCGAAATTGCTAAGATTAAAAACGATGCTGTTCAATCTAAAGCTCAAGCTCTTAATGTCGGTCTTAGCGGTTTGTCTCAAGCTTGGACTAATTTCTGGACTGCTGGTAGAACTGCTTATGAAGATGACCAAAGTAGACGTGCTATGATTGCTTCTAGTAAAGAAGCTAGTCCTACAAGACTTCTCGAAATGGGCTATAATCTTTCTCCTCAAATGATTGCAGGTTTGTATAATGCTTCTACTGATGAACGTACTAAGAATTTCTATTTAAGTATGCTTACCGATAAGGAACGTAGAAAGTATGGTATTAATTAAAATATAGTAATTACTTCTGATAGTGTTAATACTATCAGAAGTTTTGCTATTTTTGTAACTAGTAAATAAATTAATAATATTATGGCTTATAAGGATAATCAAAGTACTATTACGATTGGTGGTTATGTACCTCAACGTATTCCTGTTCGTGCAAATCTTGATGCTCTTGCTCAAGCATTAAATAAGATTGATGAACGTTCTGATAAAGCAATTCAACAAAAGTCCGCTATTACAAACGCTATTGGTCAGCTTAAACTTAACGCTGCTGAAGATAAGTGGAAATATGATTATGCTAAACGTATTGAACAACAAATTAACGATGCAGCTCAATATGGAGATTATAGTAGAGCTTTAGATGTTGCTACTGAATTAGCTGGTAGTGCTACTTCTTCTCCTGAAGTTATTGGTCGTATTCGTGCTAATGAAGCTTATGAAAAGAAGAAAGGCGAAGTTGAATCCCTTGCTAATAGTGGAGTTATTGGAGGTCTTACTAAAGAACGTTGGCTTGCTCAAAATAAATATGCTTATGAAGATATTAAAGATGATAATGGCAACATAGTTGGTGGTTCTGAATGGAAAGCTAATTGGGAACCAGTTAAGAAAGTTGACCTTAGTCGTCTTGTTACTCTTGCTGGTCAACTTGCTGCTCCAGTTAAGAAAGCTACAAGTAGTAGTTCACAGTCTAGTGTTTCTGATGAACAAGGTGTTGGAGGAAATGCTTCTTCTGGTTCTGATAGTCTTCGTTCTGTAAAACTTGGTTATAGCACTCAAAGTGGTTCTAGTTATCAAAGAGAAACTTTAACTAAGAAGAAAATTGATGAGGTATATAATAACCTCTTTGCTCTTGACCCTGATAATATGAACGCTCTTATTCAACAATACGATGACCTTGTATGGAAAGTTGGACAACTTAATGACAAACTTGAAACTACTACAGATGAAGGTGAGCGTAAGAATATTGAGAACAATATTGCCGCTTTAAAGAGTGATGTTTATGACGATAATGGGCAACCTCTTAAAGTTAAAGAATATATGCTTAGTAAGATAGGTATTATTACTAAGAATATGGCTTATGATAACATAACTACTAGTACTCAAACTGGTAATAGTATTACTAGAGGTTTAAGCTTTAGTACAAAACATGCTCTTTCTACTAATACTGATATTAGTAATATTACTTCTCCTATTCCTACTTTGGGTGGTACTTATATTAGTAACCCTGGAGAATATAGTTATGATGTCAAAACAGACGGTTCTGTATTTCAACAAACTAGTAGACAATTATCTGAATGTGGTATTTTAAATTAAAGAGTTATGCTTAGTAAAAAGATATATGACAAGTTTATAAGTGATGGAGATTATGCTGGTGCTGCTAATTATTTATCTCGTGCTCACTTTGCTGACCCAGTTAAACAACAAATGGTTAATGCAACCATTAAGAAGCTTAGAACTGATGGTCGTAGAATACAAGGTATGATGTCTCATTTTGACGAAAATCAACGTAAAGCTTATGCTTTTCTTAACGCAGTTAATAATGATAATCTTCTACCAGGACTTAATAACGGAAAAGATTCTGACGGTAATGTAATTCCTGCAAGTAATTCTTTTAGTAAAGCTTATTCTGATGCTAAAAGAAATCTTGGTAGTATAAAAGGAACTGATGCTGAAGGTCTTTCTATTAAATTTGGTGACAAAACTGAAAAGAGAACTTTTCTTGGCATTGATTGGTTAGCTAAAGATGTTGAATATGATAATGATGCATTTACTGATATGCTCAAGCGTGCTCATCTTACTCAAGCTGCTTTAAAAAAGGCTGGTGCTAAAATTAGAATTAAAGATGGTCAATATATTCTTGATATTAGTAAACGTAGTTCTTTATTTAATAAAGTATATGATACTATTCGCAATATTAAGAACGATAAAGGTCTCTATAGGTTTCAGATAGCTGGTATTGATGCTAAAGGTAAGCTTATTAAAAACAATCAAAGTAATCTTCCTAGTTCTGTTATGGAACGTGGTAATATTAAACATCAAGGGCTAGATATAGCTACTAGACTTACTGGTAGTTCAAGTAATACTGAACAAAGTGACGGATATTATTACAATCCTAGTGTTAGTATGATAGATAATTTTGAAGCTCCTGCTTTAAGTATAGAATTAGCTAAACAAACTATCCGCCCGATAAAAGGTGTAGATAATAATGGTGTATCTACTGTTAGTTCTATGATTCTTCCTTTTAATAGTGCTCGTCGTAAACAAATTAGTGATGCTCTTAATAGTGGTAGACTTAATACTGAATTAGCTAATTCTCTTGTAAAAGAAAATAGTAATGCTATTCTTAATGGTCTTATGAATGCTGACTTTACTCAGTATGAAATGTATGTTACTGATGAAGAAGATTCAGATAAACATACAACTGTTCGTCATGCTATAGATAATAGCAATGAAAAAGCTAATATTCAAGATTTAGTTCGTGCTGCTATTGCTAGTGGAAAGTTTGACCCTGATACTCAAGTTTCTCTCGGTATGCAAGGTAATCAAACAGGTTATGTAATTACTATTCCAACTAAGATTGATAAAGATTCTGAAACTGGCAATCAAATTGATGATATTAAACAAAATAGTCGTCAGATATTTATTCCTGATTTTATGAATGGTGAAGCTGAGAGAGTATTTGCTCAAAATTCTCAGACTAGAGCTATGAAAGAACTTGCTAGTATGGAAATGTATCAATATGGTGTTGATATTCCTCAAGATGGTAAACTTAATGTTTATAATGACCCTGCTACTGGTAAAGCTGTTTATCAAATGGAATATGCTAATGGTAGAGTTCAACCTCTAGATAAGAATGATGCTCTTCGTAAAGTCAATAAAATGCTTATAGTTGAAGATGGTATTGATTTGGCAAACAAACAATTTTATGATGAAGATGGTAATCTTCGTAAAGGTATTGTTGGTAAAAATGGGGCTATTAATACTCAATTCCAAACTGATTTAACTAAACAAGTTGATGCTTATGTTACTAGTGCTATGAGTGAACTTTATCCTGATGCTTGGAAAAGTTTTGCTCCTATTGCTAATAATGTAGTTAATGAAGATTTCTCTTCTGATGATTATAAAACTAAACTAGCTAAAGCTATGAGTAGTTTTATTGATACTGATAATATTAATCTTATTAATAATCAACGAGCTATTTATTCTAATTATATTCTTAGTAATATAGGAATGTATGATGATGATGCTTATAATATAGACATTGATTAATTATGAATACAGAAGGTGTTTTTAATAATAGTGGAATTATAGTTAGTAATCCTAATTATAATCCTAAAACAAAGAAGGGTCGTGCTCAACAACCCTTCTTTCATACTTTAGATGTAAATCAAGATAATACTTCAGGTGCAGCTAATGAATTTGCTAAGAACGTAGGTAGTACTTGGGTTATGGGCGATACTCATAGTTATCAACACTATGGTGTTACTCCTAATCCAATTACTAATCTTGACAAAGAGCGTGCTGAAAATCAGTCTAATTGGACTAAAGCTGGTAATGCTTTAAGTCAAGCTCTTGTTAGTCAAGCTATTCTTGGTACACTTAAAGCTGTTCCTGATTTGTTTGATGCTGTCGCTAATGGTTTCTTTACTAGTGATGGTGATTACCAAAATCCTATTAGTAATACAATTAAAGAATGGCAAGATTATTTCGACCAAGAAGTAGCTCCAATTTATAGTGACCCTACACGTAATGATATTTATAGTGGAGGTCTTACAAATTTCGGTTGGTGGGCTAGTAATTTCCCTAGTGTAATGTCTAGTTTAACTTTACTTCTTCCTGCTAGTGGAATTATGAAAGGAGTTGGTACTATAGGTAAAGCTCTTAAACTCGGTGCTCGTAGTCGTAGCGGTCTTAAAAGTTTATTTGGTATTAATAAAACTCTTGATAATATTGAGCGTGGGGTAGAAGGTACTCATCTTACTGGTTTTCAATCTGCTGCTGCTAGAATTATTAATAGCACTAGAGAAGGAGGTAAGCTTAATACTTTTGCTAATGTTGGAGGTAATGCTGTACTTCAACGTATGATGGAAAATTATCAAGAAGCGCAAGGAGTTTATCAAGATGTTTATAAAACTGCTACTGATAAGCTTAATAGTATGAATAATCAAGATTATCAAGCATTTGTAAATAAGAATCAAGAACTACTTCAAGATATTGATACTTCTGATAAAGATGCTGTTGCTAGAAAGATTTCTAAAGCTTCTGCTGATGAAGACTTTAAATATAACTTTGGTAATCTTACGTTTGATATTATTCAAATGTATGGACTTAGAGGTTTTTGGAAAGGTCTTAAAAATAGAAGCGGTAGTGCTAGTCTTAATGAAACTCTTCGTAACAATAGACTTGCTATAGGCAAAACTGAAGAAGAAATTAAAGCTGCTGCTGATAAAGTTTCTACTTGGACTAAAGCTCGTAATAAAGTTTGGGATAGACTTAAAAACGAAAAGCTTATTGTAGCTGGAGAACTTAGTGAAGGTCTTGAAGAAGGTGTAAACTATATTGCTCAAATGGAAGGTACTAATCTTGGTCATGTTCTTCTTGATGAAGCAGATGCAGATAAATCTCCTTGGGATGATAGAATGAAAAAGTATCTTCGTAGCGGAGGACTTGCTGATTCTGCTTTTTGGGGAGTAATGGGTGGTGTAGTATTTCATCATTTAGGTTCTGCTTTTGGTAGAGTTCAAGCTACTATAGATGAAAAATCTAAAACTAAAACTGACGAACAAACTGGAGAAAGTACTCCTAGTTCTTTTGGTCTTAGTGAAACTGGTGAAGTTAAAGCTCGTAGAGATAATATGCAGTCTTGGTTGAATAACTTTAATATATTCTTTGATAGAGCTGCTAAGATAAAAGAAGGAGTTAATCCTTTTGCTGCTCCTAGTGAAAACGCTGATATTAAAGGAAATACTGTAGCTCAACAAGTTGCTGCATCTAGAGCACAAGATGAACTTATTACTGATTTAACTCTTAATGCAGCTCATCACGGTAACGCTGGTTATCTTCGTGAGTTTATGAAATCTAATGAAGTACGTGATGCTTTAGTAAATAAAGGTATTACTACTAAAGAAGATGCTACTCAAACTCAACAAGAGATACTTAATAAAATGGATGAAGTTACTCAACAATACGATAATGAACTTACTAGAGTTATGAATATTGCTGATAACTATGCTGCTCATCGTAAGGATGACCAAGTTATTCCAATTGAGTATCTTCAAATGATTGCTACAAACAATGTAAAGTATGGTCAAGATATTGCTCGTCAAGAAGACAAACTTGGTTTAACTCAAGCTAATATTAATGCTGCTCTTCAAGTTAAAGAAATTGCTGATAAACTAGGTGATACTTCTATTGATGATTTACAAAGAGTTGCAGCTCAAACAATTCTTGCTAATAATCTTGCTGAACTTTATGCTCAACGTAGAGAAATTGAAGAAAAAGCTAAGACTGATATTAGTAGTGCTGTAGCTCTTGATAATATTAATAAAAATATAGCTGCTGTTCAAGCTCAACTTACTCCTGACTACCTTCGTGAAGCTATTCGTACTGGAATTACTGCTTTCCATGACGAAAATGGTGTTCTTAAATTTAAACCTAACGAAGGTGCTAGCAAAGAACTTAAAGATATTATGTCTTTAAATTTAAACGATGCTGAAGGAAATGAAGATATTGCTAAACGTGCCGAGTATTTCAAAAGACTTGATGATTATGCAACTAAACATAATATAGTTGGTGAGTTTAGTAAATATTCTGATGAACTAACTATTGCTGAACAAAATAAAGCATTTGAAGAAAATCGTAGAAAAGCTAATCAAATTCTTACTGATGCAGATGAATTTGGTATTCCTGGAGTTGTTGGTAAAAATCTTACTGATTTACTTGTAGATAAAGCTATTGCTGAAGTTAATAGAGATTACCTTAAAAGTAAACAAGTTAAGAATAGAGAAGATATAGCTAGTGAACTTAGTTTCTTAAATCAAACGCTTGATGATGCTAGAGTTAAGGTTATAAATCAAACTTATGATACTATTAAGGATATAGCTAAACGTAATAAAGATAATCGTAATGCTATCACTAACGCAATCGGTGCTTATTATAATCAAGACTTTGAAAATTATGATAACTTTGTATCAATTCTTAACGATAAAGATAAAGCAGATTTAAAAGAAGCTCTAGATTGTCTTCATCTTAGCGGTAAACTCAATTATCGTTTTGGTGAACAAATTCAAGAAATGCTTGCTAAAGATGATTTATTTGAAGAGACTAAACCTGCTGCTGCTCAAGCTCAAGAAGAAGAAGCTGAACAACTTAATACTGAAACTCCTGCTTCTCCTGAACCATCGCCAACGGTAGAACCGCTAAATCCTTCGCTCTCAACCCCTCAAACTGGTCAGACGAATAATTTATCAGGGTCGTTAGTTGAAAGCGTCACAGCGCAAGGAAATACGCAATTATCGAATGTTGGTACACAGCAGTCTGCGATAAAACCGAGTAAAATCGGAAAATTAGATTTTACAAATTATAAGTTTACAACGACTACTGGTAAAGAGACTACTGATGATGATTATCAACTTGTTCCAACCGATGTCGATAATGAATATGAAGTTCATCCTCTAAGTCCTAAACTTAATGCTAATGATGATTTATTCGCAAATGCTGATATTGCTACTGAGCAAAACGTTAATCCTGTAAGTTTTCCAATAGTTAGACTTGATAACGACGGTAAGTTTGAAGTTGTTAGTCAAGGTAAACTTGGAGTTGAAGGAAATCAAGAAGAAGGAACTAATGGAAACACAACTATACCTTCTACCGGGGGGATAGAAGAAGGTACAACTACTACAGTTGCTCCTACTGTTCCAGTTGCTCCTACTGTTCCAGTTGCTCCCAATTTAGAAGAAGATACTACTCCTAAAGAAGAAGCTAAAGTTCCTGATTTCTATAGTAATTCTGATGATAAGAAAATACTTCAAGGAGTTATTGCTAAAATTAAAACTACTCCTGATTTAAATTTGGACACTGAAGCTAAAGCTATGCTTGATGATTATGTTGCTAAAGGTTATAGTGAAACTGAAAGTAAACAAGTAATAGATAGTGCTTTTAAACTTGTTCGTAGAAAGATGAGTAAAATATTGAATAAAGAAAGTACTGTTGCTTCTGTTTATTTCAGTAGTTTTGACCAAGAAGAACGTAATGCTAAAACAAAAGATGGTAAGGCTGTAGTATTTGATGATTCTTACAAACAAGCTGTTAGTGATTTACTTGATGTTTATGCTAAAGATGTTGAACTTCCTCAAATTAATGGTAAGTATTATGGTAATCTTATGAACCTTATGGACTATATTAAGTCTGCTTATGATGATTATTCTATGGCTGACTTTATGTTTAATAGTTTGTCTGCTTATCTTAATACCCCTGAAGGTCAAGCTAAGTTTAATATTACTGATGCAAACGATGTTAGTAATCCTGTTGTTTTCTTGAATAACTTCCATAAATCTCAAGCTGAAAGAGATGCTGCTCTTCCTAATGGAACTACTCATAGAGTTAATATGAATCTTTCTGATTTTGATACTGATGAAAACTTAAAGGAGAATTATGCTGAACAAGTTAAACTTAAAAACGGAGATAAACTTACTATCGAAAGAGTTACTACAGCTAAAGGTACTAATCGTTTAGGTATTAAATCTAACGGTAAACTTATTGGTAGTATATCACTTCCTTCTGAAGGTGAACGAGGCGAATATGTCCAAAAGAATGACGGTCTTATTTATCATGTAGACAAAACTGATGGTTCTAAGGATGGAGCACTTAAACAAGTTCTTAAAGATATAGCTAGAAGTAAAACTCCTGAGCATGCTAAACTTAATGAAATTATTCATAAAGCTGCTTTTGATAAGTTTAATGCTGAACAACTAGTTAGCGAATTTAAGAGTAATCCTATTGTTCAAGACATGGTTGCTAATAATATGATTAACTCTGATAAAACTGGTCCTGAATATGAAGTTGCTCTTAATGGACTTGCCAAACTTTGGAGATATAATTATAAAGTTCTTACTGAAGGTAATATTAATAAATTTACTGGTGCAGTAGTTGCTAATTCTATTGATAGATGGTTTGATAATCTTCGCGAAAGTTATAATGAAACTGCTAAACTTGATAATAATCCAAATATTGATATTATAGCTAGTGATGTATTTGAAGGTGAACTTATTCGCAGTAATGATGGTACTTTCAAAAGTGATGCTGAAACGTCTCAACCTATTCAATTAGCTATTGCTAAAGATACTAAGTTTGAAATTGCTGCTAAGTCTATTAATGGAGAATTTATTAATGGTATTGGAAGCAATAAATTTCTTGTTAGTGCTGGTCGAACTTATGTTACTGTTCCTCGTAGCAATGGTACTGTAGATATTGTCAATGCTTATCCTGTAAGTTGGGCAGGTGCTACATACTATACAAAAGATGGCAAACAACAACACGTTGAGACAGGTAAAGACTTTAAGCAACTTCAAAGTGCTATAGTTACTCAAATTAAAGATAGACTTGCTTCTATTAACGATGGGAATTTTACTGAGAATAGAGATAACTTTATTGATTTTATTGATAATCTTCTTAATATTAATAAGAATCCTATTTTCCTCAGTAAAGGACTATCTGTATTTAGAACTGCAAATATTCTTGGAGTTAACTTTGGTAATAAGAATAATCAACTTCTTTTCTATAGAGATAAAAATGGTGATGGTGTAGGTCAAATTATTAGTAAAGTTGATGGTAAACCTACTTATATTTCTTATAATGGCGATTTGTCTGCTGTAGCTGATAGACTTATTAAAGGAATAGAAGGTCTTAATTTCAATATTAACTTTGCTGTTCTAAAGTCTGATAATAATCATAACATTCCTCTTCAAGGTATTACTAGTAGAACTACTGACGGTAAGTTTAAAATTACCATTCCTGAATATAAAGGAAAGAATGGTATAAATCTTACTTATGATAGCTTTAAAGATTTTGTTCAACAAAACAATCTTCTTAGAGTTAATATGGCTCAAGAAAATGGTAGCAATATTAGAAGAGTTGCAGCTAATAAACAAGGTGCTAATGCTAGATTTAGTTTTGAAGTAGTTAGTAAGTCTGAAAGCCGCCCTGTAAAAGGTATGGATAATAAAACTACTTATACGTCTAAAGCTGATGAAGTTAAAGCTATTATTCAGTCTAATTCTGAGAATAAAGGTTTTGAAGTTGCTAGTGCTCTTTTACTCGATAGTGCTTCTAAAGATAAACTAAATAGTATTAAACCTGATAATCCTTTACGTAAACTTTTAGCTAAAGATATTATCTTTGACAGTGAGTTTATGGAAAAACATCATAAACAAGCTAATGCTGTTTGGAGTAACACTAAAGGTAATAAAGTTGTTGTTGGTCAAAAGTTCTTAGATATGATTAATAGTAAAAAACCTGGTGAGAAAGGTAGAGCTATTAGAACTATAATGCATGAAAATCTTCACGCTTACATTGAAGATATGGCTAACGACAAAACTCATCCTAATGCTGTAGCTAATCTTCGTTCTCGTATGAAAGATATATACGATGACTTTGCTGATGCTATAGCTCAAGATATTGCTGATTTGCAAGCTGGTAATATTGAGAATATTAAACAGAGAAGACATATTCAAGATAAAGCTGCTCTTGAACAAATTACTGCTTGGCTTAATAATGTAAATAAATTTACTGCTGAAAGTTATGCTACTCGTGAGAATCCTCAAGATGCTCTAGAAGAGTTTATTGTCGAGTCTCTTACAAATGTTGATTTGATGAATTATCTTAATCAAGTTGATGCTGATGGTGGAGTAGTTAAAGGTAATACTATTTGGCAAAAGATACTCAAGTTTATTGGTGACTTGTTTGGTGTTAATATTCGTCCTAATAGTCTTCGTGCTAAACAAATGGAAGCTCTTGGTGAAGTATTTAAGAATAATCAAGAAACTGAAGTTAAAGCTGCTGAGACAGAAACAAAAGAAGATGAGGATAGTCAAGATACAACTACACCTTCTACCGGGCGGATAGAAGATACTACAACTGTTGAACCGACTGAGGATTTACTTGATGGTGCTGCTGGAAAAGCTGATGAACGTTTTGATGTTAGCGACGAAGATGCTAATGATGAAGATGAATATGGTGAAGATAAAAGTACTAGTGAAGAAATAGCTTTCAATTCATTCAATTCAGCAATCGAATCCCTTCCAATATCGGAACGTGCCAAATTTGCCTCTCTCGTTAGCTCTGCTGCAATTTCGATGTCTTGTCGATAGATTATTCACAGAATATATTTCAAGGTTCTAGAGGAGAATTTAAAATCCTCTAGAACTTAATTTTTTAATAACTAATTTAATTCATAAAGTTATGGGTTGTAATTTTAAAACAACAAGTGCTGGCACAAGCATTAAACGTAAGGTTGGAGCAAATAATGCTCGTTTTGTAGCGTTAGTTAGTCTTATTAGTAATCCTGAAACTGGAGGTTTTACTGATGAGTTTGTTAAGTATTATCAGAAAGTAAATAAGACTGATAATGTTCCTAGTGTTGATAATTCTGAAAGAGGAGTTATCGCTAAAACTGCTATTCGATATTATAATAGTATTCATTTTGATGTCAATGCTCAAAGTACAGGTACTTATTATGCTAAGGATGTAGATGCTTTTGGTTATAGTGATAGTCATGCAAAAGTGTATGCTATTACTAGAGCTATTCCTAATATTATGCGTAGTATGTATGTTAGTGATATTAGAAGTGGCGAAATTGTTGATAAAAATGCTATTCTTGGTGATTTAATTAAACGTACAAAAGTTAGAGTAACTAAGGATGTTGCCGCTAATTATCTTAAAGTTATTGGTAAAACTGCAACTAATGGCGAAGTTAATAAAATAGCCGATGCTTTACTTAACAATAATGAAACTTATTATAAGAGAGATGAGCTTATAGTTGATATAACTAAAGCATTTGATAAGAATGGTGATGTTCAAGTTCAAAATACTTTTGCTATTTATAAAGATATATTTAAAGATGGTACTGGTAAAGATTTCTTTAATAGAGTTATTATCGCTGACCCTATTATTGGTAATCTAAAATATAGTGATGAAACTGAATCTAGTCTTGCTGAAGATTATGCTGAAGATTTTGATTCAGTAGATGATTCTACTTATAATAACAATGAAGACGAAGATGTACTTACTGTAGGTGATAGACAAGATAATACTTGGAATGACCATAGTGGTCTTGGTTCTAGTTATATGAAAGGTTTTGACCTTGATATTCGTCTTAGTCTTTCTATGATTCCTAAACTTACTAGTAATACTGTTGATACTAAGACTTTAAAGTCTGGTAAAAAGAAAGATGTTTACGATTATGATAAGAACAATCCTACTGGTAATGTAGATTATATTGATGTTAAAGATATTATTAGTACTCTTAGTGCTAAGAAAGATGTTTCTAATCTTGAGACGTTTATTGATAGTGTAAAAGAAGCTAGTAATATTCCTGGTATGGAAGGTCTTATTAAACTTTATAAAGACCTTACTTCTGATTTAGATTATGCTGCTCGTCTTTATACTCAATTCAAAACTGTAATCAATAAATATGAAACTCGTATTGCTGATGAAAATACAGTTATGAGCAAGAGTAATAAGAATAGTAATGCTCAACAAGTTCATGCTTTTAGTTTCCTTAATGATGCTAAGTTTACTCATATAAATACTGATTCTGACGTTACTACCAAACTTGCTAATGAAGTAGATGATAGTATTACAGAATATACTCAAGCACTCGCTGCTGGTGATGAGTTTGCTTTAGACCAAGCTAGAATTTATAATAGTATTGTTGATAGAATTGCTTCTCGTATTAAGGATTATTATCCTAGTGCAGATAAAGCGTCTATTGACAATTATGTTCGTCTCGCTAATGGTGGAGAAGTTGCAACTAATATGCGCTATCTTACGGATAGTCTTAGAAAGATAGCTAAAGCTTCTGATGCTACTACTTCTCAATATACTGAAAATCGTGAACTTATTAGTAATATTAATAAAGAAATCAAGAAACTTCAAACTAAGATTGATACACTTAATGAAGCTGGCGAATATAAAGCTATTGATGATATTAATGAAGAAATAGATAAACTAGTTAAACAAAGAGATAATATTCGTTTTAGCGATTATCGTTCTCAAGACACTATTAATCAAACTATTGCTTTATCTGATAAACTTTATCCTTATTCTTCTGTTAAAGTTGAACTTAATTCTCGTAACGGTTTAGGTAATCTTCAGTCTGATATTATCAATAGTTCTATGATTACTTATTTGCTTAAAGTTCTCAATAGTCCTAAGACTACTACTGATGAATTAGGTAACAATGCTCCTGAATCTCTTGTCAACTTTGCCAAATTTAAGTTTAAGAACAATCAGTATAATCTTAGTAACATTCTTATTGAGACTAAAGAGAATGGTAAAGTAGTTAACTATGGTCTCTTTTATTATGACGCTGATAAACAGAAGTATGGTGTTACTAATTATGCTTCTGGTTTACTTAATGTTGCATTGTTTAATGGAGCTGTAAAAACTGATGAAGGTGCAGGTATTACTTATTCTCAAATGAGCAAAGGTGATTATGTTTATACTGCTTTTACCAACTATTTTAATAGTGATAAAAATATTGATGCTGATAGAGTAACTAACAGTATTCCTCTTGCTAATTACTTTATGAGAACTCCTTCTGATGCTCCTAAAACATTTGTTGTTCGTGCTCCTAGATATGCTGTAACTAAGAGTAATCCTATTAGAACTGTAACCAATGTTGTTGATGTAGATAACTATATTAAGAATTATGTTGCAGAACATCTTGAGAGTATGTCTGAATCAGCATTTAATCAAGCTAATCCTAGAGCTAGATTTATTCAGCTTGAAGATAATCGTACTGACCGTGCTCAAATTGTTAGAGATTTATCTAGTAACAATATTACTCGTTCTGTATATGAGAATGAGATTATTCGTAATGATGGTAAAACTGCAACTATTGGTTATCAATTTACTGACGAAGAAGGTAATGTAAATAAATATATTATTACTGGTTCTATTCGCCCTGTAAAAGGTATGAATAAGTTTGTTATTGAGAATGGTAAAGCTACTATTCTTGACAACAATGAAATGAGAGATAATCTTCGTCCTATGGTTTATGATAAGTATCGTAAACAAGCTTATCGTCAAGGTAGAATTGGTGATATTCAAGTTAATTATGAAGTTAATAGAGAACATCCCGTTTATAAACAATTTAGAAAGATATTCAATCAAGAATTGACTAATATGGCTGAAGCTATTAATATGATATTCTTGACTGGTGATGATGGTGTGATTCAACGTGAAGCTGACGGTAAACCTAAATTTAATCCAGATAATGCTTTTGGTATAGACGAAGAATCTGCTCGTAGACTTTATGCTAATTATCATACTAAGAAAGATTATCATACTAAGAAAGATAAATATCTTGATTCTAATCATGGTTTAGTTGGTAATATGTTCCATAGTGATAAGTTTACTATTACTGATTATCAAACTGGTAAAGTTCGCAATTATGGTCAAGAACTTCTTGATGATTGTTTTGATAGTCTTTATAATGGTAGTAAAGGTGGTTTTATTCACTTTGGTTATGAGAATGGTAAGATTAAACTTAATCATACTCAAGAACAAGCCGAAGCTATTGATAATAAAATAGCAGAATTTATTAGTGATTATATTGATAGTTCTGCTAATCGTATGGATGAGTTTAAGAATCTTGATGTAGCTGGACTTATTAATGATGATAATGTTGCTGACTTTGCTCTTAATTATCGTCTTGCTTATAATTATTTTGATGATTTGTTTGAAGGTGATGATAAGTTTTATAAGTCTTCTCAAGATTTCTTGAAACGTGCTAAGGAAAGTCAAGCTAGTGGTACTCCTTATAGTACTTTTAATATCTATCAAGATGAAAATATGATGCTTACCGACTTAGAGAAGATGAGTTATCTTAATAGTCAAGCTATTCAAGATAAACTTAATGGTCTTGGTCTTCATGTTACTCAACGTCCTGGATTTGTTGGTATTACTATTAAGAATACTGTAAGAACTTCTAAAGAAGCTTCTCAAAACGGTCCTATTGTTCACGAACTTGCTCGTGTTTATATGAAACATGACCCTGAACTTACAGAAGCTGAAGCTATTGCTAAAGCTAATAAGCATATGGACGGTTATCAAGGTACTACTGTGAACGATGCTCAATCTTATATTACTTTTGAAGAATGGATTCGTCGTGTTGCAGGTAGAGGTCAACTTAATAAATATATGCCTCTTATTGAACGTATTATGGATAGAAGTAAACCTCTTAGAGTAGACGATATTAAGACTTTTGTTCAAGTACAAAAGAATTTCTATTATGATATGACTTATAATGATAAGATTAATACTTATGCTCCTCGTCAAATTAAGAATGCTGAACTAGTTCTTGTACCTAGATTTATTGAAGGTACTGACCTTGAGAAAGTATATAATCTTATGAAAGACAATGGTATTGACCAACTTAATACTGAAGAAACTTCTAAAGCTGGTAAAGCTGGAGTGCTTACTTTGTTTGATGAAAAGACTGGTGAAGTTACTGATGCTCACATTCAAGATTTTAAGAATCATGTAGAAGATTATAAAGAGACTTATTCTTATAACTTTCTTTATACTCAACAAGAAACTCCTCAACACATGAATGCAGAAAATAAAGCTGCTATTCAAATCATGAAGAAAATTGTTGATAATATTCCTGATAATGGAAGTATAGGTGAAGTTAAGAAAGAGTTCTTTAGACTTTATGTTGCTAATATTAAAGATAGTTTTAATAGTCTTGTTAAGGAACTTAATATTCCTACAAATGAAGATGGTTCTATTAAACTTGATGCTAATGGAAATATTGAAGGTCTTGATATGAAACTATTCTTTAATAAACTTCGTAAAGAATGTCTTCGTCAAGGTCTTGATAGTAATATACTTGAGTTCTTTACTCTCAATGAAGATAGTCCTTATACTGAACTTGGAAGAGCTAATACAATTATGCCTACATATATGACTAATATGATGAGTAAAGCTCAGAATGTTTGTCAGTCTATGTTTAATAACGCTATTACTCGTCAAAAGCTGCCTGGTTTTCATGCTGCTCAGGTGACTAATGTAGGTTTTAATAGTAAAAAATATACTAAAGAAAATCCATTCAATCTTGATGGTATAAATAAAACTAAATTTGATGTTGAAGTTTATGATAGAGAAAAAACTCCTGGTTATAAAAGTAAAGCTTTAAGAATTTATATAAAAGGGAAGAAAAAAGGTTGGTTTGAATTAGTAAAAGATAAAGAAAATAATAATTATTCTGTTCATTTTAAAACTACAACTGAAAAGATAGGTACAGTTGAACAAGATGGTAAAACTGTAAATCCTTCTACTAAAGAAGAACGAAATGAATTATATACTGCTTTAAGAAATGCTATTCCTAATGGAGCTAATGTATCTACATGGGGAAGTATTTCTGACGGAGGAGTTTATGCTTTAAATAAACTTGGAAAAAGTTGGAAAAAAGTAGGAGAAAGAACTATTAAACATAAAAAAGATAATAAAGATATAGTTATTCCTATATATCAAAAGAATAGATTATCTATATCTAAAACTCTTCGTTATCATCCTGATGGTAAACGTTATATTGAAATTATGCTTCCTAAAAGTAATTTCAATTTTGCTAAAAATGAAGATGGTACTTATAAAGAAGCTGATGAAATTAGAGACGAAAACGGAAATCTTGTAGGAGGTCTTCTTTATCAACTGCAAAGAGCTGGACTTGATACTATTATTGGTTATCGTATTCCTACTGAAGGTAAGCAATCAGTTTGTGCTATGAAAGTGGTTGGATTTACTGATGACGCTCAAGGTTCTACTATTGTAGTTCCTGATGATTGGGTTGCTCAAACTGGTTCTGACTTTGATATTGACTCTGTATATGGTATTCAACATAATACTTATATAGATAAAGACGGAGATATTCAGAAAGTTGCTTATAAAGAATCATTTGGTAAAGAATATGATGATTATGTAAGACAAGCTCTTAATCTCGATGAAACTGTTCCTTCTAATGCTTTAGGAAATCTTGCTGAAGAAAATAATCTTCTTAGTAGAGAGGAATTTAGTAAAGCTAATGGTGTTGAAGAAAAGAATAGTCGTCAAGCTCGTAACAATCGCATTCTTGATGATATGCTTCGTATTCTTCAATCTGATGAAGCTTTTGAAGAAAATACTGGTCAATCACAATTTGAAGATATTATTGCTGCACGTGATAACATTATGAACAATGTTGTTAAGAGTGTTCGTAACGGTCGTAGTTGTTATGATTTTGTTGACCAAGCAGAATATCAAGAAGATGTTATGAGTGGCGCTAAACTTAAAGCTTTTAGTGTTACTCGTGATACTTTTGTATCTATATGTAATAAAGTTCAACCTACTATAGATAAAAAGTATGCTATTAGTGCTAGATATAAAGCTACACCAAAGCAAGCTAAAATTCTAGCTAAACGTTTTGGAGAAGATAATGTTGAATATAAAGATGGTTATGTTACAATCAACCATACTATGATTGGTTGGTCACACGATAATCATAATGTAGATGATGCTATTCTTACTGCATATAGTTCTGAAACTACAGCTCATATTCTTGATGCTGTAAAGAAAGGTGCTGTACCTAATGTAAATGAGTTTACTTTTGCTGTATATAAAACTTTCCCTGATATTGGCAGTAATTATACTACTGGTGTTGCGTTTATGATGCATCCTGCCATAACTCGTATAGTTAATGCTTACAATAAAGGTAAGTCTGTTTATAGTGAAGGCTCTTCTCAACCAATAGTTGATGCTCTTAAAGAAATAGCTGAAGAACTTGGTATCGATAGTTCTTCTTTATATTCAGGTAAAATGACGGTTGAAGCTATCAACGAAAAGCTTGGTACAAATTATAGTTTTATTAAGAATAACAATATTGTTCTTGACCAAGAAGAATTAGCTAATGATGTTAAGAATGCCGCTAATGTTTCTCTTGTTCGTGAATTTGAAATTCTTATGGCTTATAATGATATTAATCGTTTGGCTAATATAATTCAGAAAATTGTAAGAGTTTGTAATCCTGATAAATTTGGTGCTAAGCAAACCATATTTGCTACTAATGAAGTATTTGAAACTGTTAAAGATATTCTTAATAGTAACGATGCTAAAGCACTAAATAAAGATGGGATTCCTTTTCTTGAAAGTATTTATCCTGGACTTATTAAAGATGGTAAGATTGATAAAGACAATTATGTAAAAGACAATCATGAATCTACTTATCCTTCTCTTAATGCTTTCTTAAAGTACGCTTCTGTTACTAGTACTGTAGTTAATAGTATGCTTTTTGAAACTCAAAATCCTGCTTTTGTAAACAGTATTAAGTCTCTTAGTAAAATGCTTCCTACTCCTCGTAGACTTACTGAGAAAGAATATAATGATTATGAGAAATATGTAATTGGTGCTGCTTATAATAACGCTGATGGTATTAGATTAGGATATACAATCAACTCTTCTACAGGGCGTCTAGAATCGACTGGAACAACTGATTTGCAAGAGCGACTTCGTATTTATGGATTTAGTGGTAGTCCACTATTTCATTTTGATGTTGAAGATATTACTGAGCCAACTCAAGATGAAATTAATGCTTGGGGTAAACTTACTCCTGCTCAAAAGGTTGCTTGGTTACAAAGTAAGTCAGAAGATGCTGGTATATTTGATAAGCTTAAAGTAGACCTTCAAGATAATTATCGTGTTGGTAATAAAGATTGTGCCGCTCAGTCTATTCGTTTCAATGATGATAATGTAGATACTGAGACTGCTTATAATCTTTTTGAAACTGCTACTAAGAGTCAGAATCCTCTTGTTAAACTTGCAGCTATAGACCTTATTAAGTATGCGTTTGTAGTTGAAGGTTTTAAAATGCGTCGTAATGGTGTTAATAAAATTATTAAGAATAGTACTCTTCGTGATGATACTTTATTTGCTAACCAAGATGGAGAAGCTACTAGTCTTCTTAGTCAAATCGATGCTAACTTTAAGCATATTACTTATGATGATTATCGTGATGATTATTTAAGAAGTCATTCTGATAATGGTATGGTTCCTAAAAGAACTGTAAAGAAGAAAAGAGTAGGTAAAGTTTGGGTTAATGAACTTAGTGCTCCTGATGGAGTTATAACCCTCAATGTTCCTTCTCGTAGAGAGGATATTACACAATCAGATATTAATAGTGAATTTGCTGATACTAATACTGTTGCAGAAGAAACTGAAAGCCTCCCTGTAGAAGATATTGTAGATAACAAACCTTCAGTTGCTCAAGACGAAACTACAGCTCCTGATGATACTAAACTTGCAGTTAAATACGGTATTTATAATGTTTGGACTGATAGAGTCAATCCTTATGTAAAACTTACTTTTAAGAATCGTGGTGTTAATACTACAAATCTTTATAAGACTGTTCGTCATGGTGATGTAATATTTGCTTATCCAGTAAGTATGCTTGAGGAAAACGAACATGGAATTGTTTCTGTCAATCAAGCTAATAATACGCCTTATAGTGAGATGTATTATAGAACTATTATTGATAATCAACTTCAAGGTAATCAACTTACTAAAGAAGAGAAAGATGAACTTCGTAAAGAGTATGCTAATGAAAGAGCTATTGCAGCTAAAGGTAAAGTTTATACAGGTTTTGATATTAATAAAGATAGAACTATTGGTGATATAGGTGGTGCTCGTGATGCTTATGGTAAGATTATTAATCTTATTAAAAATGGCATTAAAGGAGTTCAAGTTATCAATAATAGCTATCTTTATAATCGTATCGGTAAAGCTTTTGGTAATTTCCAAACTATTCATGATGTAATTAATGATAATGAAGTTACTAAGAAATTTGCTTTTGCCAAAGAAACAAAAGTAGTATTTGATTCTGAAGGTAAAGTAATTCCTTATCCAGTTAGAGTTGTAGAAATTGTTCCTTCTACTAACGATAAAGAAAGTACTTCTGTTGAATACAACTTTGATATGTTTACAGATATAAATCGTAGAGCAAATGAAGGAGATGTTAATGCTTATCGCGAAGTTCAATTTATGAATAATAACGGTTTTGAGAATGTTAGTACAGATTATACTAATATGTCTCCAAAACTTTATGAAGCTATTGATAGATTTACTAGTGCTACAGCTAAGAAACTTATTGCTGATGCTGACCAATTCTATAGAAAAGAAGATGGAACTTATGCTTCTATATTTGCTCCTGAAACTATAGAAATGATTCGTAATAATCCTAGTGAACAAAGACGTTTTCAAAAGTTACTTCTTGATACAGACAGTCTTATTAATAAATATGGTACTATATTTGATGTTGTAGTCGATAAAGATGAGAACCCTGAAGTAATTGATTTTATTAATCATATTAAGAAGACTATTGGTGATTTACGTAACAAACTTAATCTTAGTGCTCTTAATGAAAGATTCGCTAGAGAAGTTGTTGCTAAGTGGTCTGATGACCCTAATATTCAAAACGGTTTAGTTGATATTCTTAACGGTTATCATGCCACTACTTGGTGCGATGCTTGGATTGGCGATTTACAAGATACTGGTAATAGTCTTATTCAAAATATTAGTAAACATATAGTTGCTGATATTAGAGCTAAAGATATGCAAGCTGCAAAAGAAGCTCGTGAGTTTGAAAAAGCTATTAAAGCTCTTGGTCATATAGATTGGGATAAACTTGTTGATAAGAATGGTAAACTTATTAGAGATTATACTGACAAATTTGTTGAGGATTTAGATACTCTTAGAAATAAAGTAAATGAAACTCGCAAAGATGTCATTAATAATCCTATGGCTTATCTAAAAGCTAAACATGAATATGATGCTTTTAAGATTGCTCATCTTAATCAACAGTTTAAAGATGAGTATTATAAGCTTATGTATGATAATGATGATTATATGCTTAAAACTGCTCCTACTATTTTTGCTGAATATACAAGACTTAGAGAGCAGATTAGAAACATTAATCGTCTTAGAATTAATGGTGTTCTTAGTGAAGATAATGAAACTGAATATCGCAGGCTTAGAAGAAGTATTCATCAACTTGAGAGTACTATAAATTTTGAAGATGGAACTGAAAAACCTATCTATGATGATACTAATCCAGTTCCTGGTACTAAAGGATATGATGAAGAAGGTAAACCTATCATTGTAGACCAAGCTAAGTATGAAGAAGCTTCTTTAAATTCTCAAGGTGCTGCTGTAAAACTCAGTCAATATCTCAAACGTCAACGTGCTATTAATGAAGAGTATAACGATACTCATGTTAAAGATGGCTTTGAAGAAGAGCTTGATAAGAGACTTGACATTATCAAACGAGCTGAGAAACGTGATGCTTTTGGTAATAAACAAGTTTCTGATGAAGTTCTTGCTAATGATGAGAAATATCAAAGAGCTAAAGAATGGCTTGAACAAAATGCTACTTGGCACGTAGACCCTAAAGTTAGCGATGAGATTGCTGTAGCTTATGGTATTCTTTCTAAAGGTAAAGTTACAAAGAATAATCAAATGTCTCATAAAGCTAAACTTATTAAAACTAAGATTGCCAACGGTGAGAAAGTTTACGATAGTAAAGGTCGTATTCGTGGAGATATATTTACTGAAGAAGAACAAGAAGCTATTAGAAAAGATGAAGCTAATCGTTATAATACTACTATTTATTCTGCTGGTAATGAGCAAATATTAATTAATAATGCTCCTGAACAAAGACAAGCTCTTCCTACTGTAGTACAACAAATACTCACTACTAATAGTAAAAATGGTAAGGCTAACGTTGAATATCTCAAACTTGTTAATGAAGTTAATGAAATTCTTCGTCCTTATTATGATACTACTAAGAAAGAAGTTAATACTATTACCGACAGACAACAAATTAGTATTGAAGACCTTCATAAACTTGCTGATTTGTATGAGAAACTCCGTAATACAAAGAAGACTATAGTTGATGATGAGAATATGCCTGCTAATGGTGCTAGTGTTGGTGGATTCATTCGTAAATTTATGCATACTGAATACAGTAAGAAATTTGATACTGAATACGCTAAAGCTAAAACTATTGGTGGTGAATATCTCAAGGCTTGGGAAGATGCCAATATGGAATATGATTTTGAATATGACAATAAAGGTCGTATAGTTAAAGACGAAGATGGTAATTATGTATATGATAAATCGGTTCGTCTTCCTAATCGTTTCCTTTATGGTACTCTTACTCTTAAAGAAGAGTTCTATACTGGTATGAAAAATAAGAAAGTAGCTAAAGACTTACGTAAAGAAGCAGAGATTAAAACTAAAGCTCTTGCTACTATTAATGAGTATCTTGAAACTACTACAACTCCTTATTATACTGATGCTATGGAAGCTGCTAGAGCTAAAGGTAAAGAGGAGTTTGATAAATGGTTTACTCGTAATCATGTATGGAATGTTTATACTCATAAATTCGACCCAATAGGTATTTGGCAAAAGACTAGTATTAAACCTAATTATGCTAATGGCACTTGGGCTGCTAGTTATAATCAGTTAGATATTGTTCCTAAAGAAGAATATCGTAATCCTAATTATAAAGAAAATACTACTCAAGCGGAAAACTTTAAGCGTGGTATAGACGATGAGAAATACGCTAACAATGTAACTCTTAGTGACACTGATAAACAAGCTAAGAAACTTATCGAAACTACGTTAGATAAAATTGTTAGAGATAAAACTAGTCGTCGTATCATTAGTCAAGGTTTTCTCCCTATTACTGCAAAAGAAGCTGAACATGACCTTAAATGGTTTGGTAAACAAATAGCTGAATTTGCTGGTTGGAACGCTAATATTAGTTCTGTTGGCAAGAATAGTCTTCATGCTGATATGAGTTATTCTACTGATAAAACTCCAGTACTTCCTATGATTGGTAGAGAATTTACTAATAAGAATAGCGAAGATATTAATAAGATTAAAGCTGCTGAACCAAAGAGAGACCAATATACTACCGATGAAGAGTATAATAAAGCTGTAACTGAACATAAAGCTAGACTTGATGCTGCTGAAAAGAACAATAAAGCAATACATCAATCTCTTGTTAATAGAGACTTTGTTTCTAGCATTAGTCAGTTTATTAAACTTGCTGGTCATCAAAATGCTGTTCAAGATAATAAGTATCTTTTCTATTATGGTCAAAATATGATTAAAGCTACTCCTGTACTTGACGATAATATAGGTTTTAGTAATCTTAGAAAAGACCTTAATAGAAGTACAGAAGATGTTACTCGTTATGCTGAAAAGCCTTACGATGAAAGACTTTATGGTCAGTTTACTAATTGGGGTAATAGACTTATCTATGATAGATACAAACTTCCTAATAATAAACTTACCAAAGGTGCTAATATTGCACAAAGTCTTACTAGTGCTAAGTTTATGATGCTTAATATTACTGGTGGTATTGGTAACGTTACTGTTGGTCGTAGTGGTATTTTTGCCGAACATGTAGCTAAAGCTTATTTTGGTACTGCTTCTTGGAATAAAGCTAAACTTATGTGGTATACTTCTTCTTTATCTTTCTTGAGAGGAATGGCTAGAGAAGATAGTACTAGTCTTGCTGATGCTATTGTTAAGTTTATGAACGTAGTAGACTTTGATGAGGTACTTGGAAGACCTACTGGTAGTTTTAAAGCTAGTGACGCTATTAATAAACTCAGAGACTTCATGTATTCTCCTAATGCTATGGGTGAACATCATATGCAAAATGGTGCTATGTTTGCTATGATGTTTGAGAATAGACTTGTTCCTGTAGATGATTATCAAAACAAAGGTAGACTTCCTTATCAAGCTATGACTTGGACACAATATAAAAACCATTGTCATGAACAAGCTATGAGAGAACTTATTGCTGGTACTCCTCTTGCTGCTCAATTTGAGAAATTTGTCAATGATGTAAAATCTGACCCAAATCAACTTAAAGAATATGCTAGAGGTAGAAGAGATTTAGCTACTGAATTTAAGAATTTATTCCTTAATAATAAACAAGTTAAAGAGTTTATTGCTAAACGTAATGAACTTGAAACTAAAGCTAAGGAAGAATTTGAAGCTAATCCTACTCTCATGGAACAACTTGATTTAGTTGACGGTAAACTAGGTTTTAAAGATGGTTCTCTTATGGAACAACTTTCTAAGCAAAGTACTAACGGAGAAGTAAATGACGCTTATGGTCTTCTTGGAGAGTTCAAAGGAAAAGTTATTGCTGTTAATAAAGAAATACATGGTGTATATGATAGACTTGGTGCTGCTCAACTTGAGAAGTATTGGTGGGGTAGTCTTGTTATGCAATATCATAAACATATATATCCTGGTATTCTTAAACATTGGAGAAGAAAAGGTTATTTTAATGAAGAAACAGGCGATACTCGTGTTGGTTGTGCTCCTGCTCTTATGAATTTCCTTTCAATGCCTATTCGTCAATATAACGAAAGACATAAACTTCTTGATGATAAACAACTTGAAGCACTTGAGGGAACTCAAAGTCTTTTTGCTGCTTATGTAAACTTTGCTGAGAATATTCGAGTTAACTGGGAAGCACTACCCGAATATCAGAAAGCTGCTATTCGTAGAACTGCTGGTGATGTGTTTGGTGCTTTAGCTGCTATTATGGTTGCTATTGGTACTAATATAGCTTGGGATGATAAAGATAAAGATAAGATGTTTCTTCCTAATCTTATGCTTTATAGTGCAGACCAACTTGCAACTGAGAGTATGATGTATAATCCAATATTCCTTCCAAACAATGCTAAACAGCTTTGGAGTTCTCCTATTGCTATGATGAATATGCCTAATGATATTATCAATAGTCTTAATCTTCTAGCAAATGCTATGTTTGATGACGAATTTGATTATAATTATACTACTGGTCGTTATAAAGGTGAGAATAAATTTAAGGTTAAACTTATGAGACAAATTCCTATTTATAGAGCTTATAATAATCTTGCTACTCTTGATAAGAGTAATAGTTATTACCATTACGGTCAAAATATACTTGGATTTGTTCCTACATCGTTTGATAAATAAGCCGCCCGATAAAAGGCATGATGTAGTATATCATCTTAATGATGCTTAAATTAAACCTTCATTTGTTGGAGATACAAATAATAATTGTACCTTTGCAACAGATGGAGGTTTTCTCGTTATGCCATGTTTAAGTAGTTTTTAAGTTGTTAGAAATATATGTGAAAACATTGCTCCATAGTGTAATGGTAACACAAGAGATTTTGGTTCTCTTATTGGTGGTTCGAATCCTCCTAGGGCAGCTACTGATAATGTTCTTATAAATTGTTAGTTAAAGTTTAAAATGGTAATCTTGTGACTATATTAATGAATAGTCGTGATGATTGTTTATTAGTTTATTTAGTTATTAAATTTCAAACGCAACAATGTTACTATTGTAACATTTATTTATAGGGTGGTGAGCTAGATAGTCGTGATGATTGTCTAGCTCTTTTTGTTTAATGTTCTATCGTGTGTTGCTGATGATGTTTAAAAAAAAGAGCAACCTATCCTCACGGACAAGCTGCTCATAGAAATTTCTAACTAATCTGAGTGTTAATGTAGCCACTGCTACAACTTAGTATTAACTAAACAATCTTAGATATTATGAAAAATAGAATATTTCAATTTCTTATGTAAGAGGTCAAATTATTATGACCGTATAGTTTATCCTTTCATTTGAGTAATCATCTCAGAGAGCTTAATTTGCAGGCTGTGGGAGTTTCCCACGTATTATGCCAAGCACTTAGGTAGCTAGCATTCACCGAAATAAGACTGTAAGTTAAGGATATAAATTCAAATAGACCCACATTTCAGCTTATCTGAGACAATTTAATATTACGACTGAATAGTTATTCAGAAGATTAGTGTTCTCTCTTTACAGAGGATTTCAAAATATTAATTTATGATTTGCCATTCCTCAACGAAGAGGAGTTTTAATTATATTACCGTTAGCATCTATTTGTATAATACTATCAGTATCATATCCATCGTTTGTTGTATCATCTTCAATTTCATAATACTCATCATTAATTCCACAAGAATCTGTAGTATCAACTTTATTATTAGTTTTATTTTGATGAGCACAAGCTGCCATAATAGCAGCTGCAAACATAAATACAACAATAGCTATTTCTCTATGTTTATCGTAATTCTTATTCATAATTTAATTTAGATAAAAACTCCTAGTACTATCACTAGCACTAGGAGCAAAACTTAAACACATATTATTACAACAAAACCTTACTTTAAATATAAATCTATATACCTTACAATTTGATATACAGCACAACTTCCAGTACTTTTAAACTTAACTGTATCATCTATAATATAAACAGTAAAAGGATAATCATAAGCATTGTACTTAGCAATAATCCTTTTAGGCAATTCTGTAAAATCTTTAACCTCAAGTTCAATATCCTTAGAAGATTTACTTATAGCAGATTGTACATTCTTTAACTGAAGACTACAACCAAGACAATTCTTAGTTGTAATAAGTAATATCTTTCTTTTCATAATGTTACTTATTAGCTGTAGAACCAAATCCACCATCACCACGAGTAGTTTCTCCTAAATCATCAAGAGTTTTAACTGGATTCCAAAGAATTTGACGATGATGAGGACATTCAAGTTGACCGATTACATCACCAACTTTAATAGGACAACTAGCAGCATTTGTAATACTTCTAAAAACTACAAATACTTCACCTCTATAACTTTCGTCAATGGTACACGGAGCATTAGCAATTACAAGACCTAGTTTAGTGATTCTACTATTAGGTCTAATAGTAATACTATCTCTTACATCTGTAGCAACATGAATGCCTGTACCACATTTGATTCGACCATCAGGAGTTACTTCAACACTAGTAGCAACTACATCACAACAAGCATCAGTAGCATGACCATCTTCGTAATGAGCGTATTCTGGAAGTTTAGCTGCATCATTATCAAGATAAATATTTACTGATACAAAATCAATAGCTCGTTTAAGAGCTAACTTTAACTGCTGCTCAGCAGTTTCTCTGTCTTTTGGGTCTTGCTTAAAAGCATTACTATAATTAATAAATGCTTCTGCAAGTTCATTACTTAATCTACTCATAAATTATTATTTTTAAAATTATAAACTATAGCAGAGTATTCATGAATTTGATAATGATTACTATTTCTTATAGCTTTAATAGTAGTATTTACTTGTTCTTTAAAACCTTTACAACCTATAGCTTTAATCATTTGAGGATTAAGTAAATACCATTCATTACCGCATTCCACGTTTGAAGGTAAACCTTCAATATCTTTCCACTTAACAATAGCTCCTACATTAATAAGTTCTTTAATAGCTTTTCTTATTGTATCAGGAGTATTAGCTTTACATTGTTTAGATTCAACTAAAGCTTTAGAATTAAACCTTATACTAGTTTGAGAAGGAAACATAGTTTCACTTATCCAAACAGCAATATCTTCAGCAGTTTTAGAACAATATTTATGTATCTTAGAAGATATGTATCTATCAGTATCTTTAAACACATCATAAATAGTAGTTACTTCAACTTCTGAATCTTTAAGTTTATTCTTAGCTTCATGTTGTTCCATAATAGTCTCAAAATTAATTACTTCAATCATATTAAGAACTGGCTTATATTAACGACAACGCAAAGATAGAAAAATTCCTCGTTTCTATCACAGAAACGAGGAAAAAATGTCGTTAATAAATCTTAAACCAGTTTGTAACTAATTGATTATCAACTAATTACAAGCATAAAAATTAGCTCTATATATATAATATATTACTAATGTTCTATTGCAAAGGTACGAAAAAGTGGTGATATATAACCCTTTTTATTCCAAAAGTTGTTTAAGAATACAACATTTGTATTATCTATACCTTTTACAGGGCGGCTAGAGTTAACTTTCCTGCTTATTCTCTAGTCACTAGAGCCGCCCGATAAAAGGTATGAATATGTATCATTCGATGATCATTAGTTTCTCTTGCGTAGATTTAATCCACGCTTGAGCATCACTAAAATTATCAAATGTCAAAGCTTCAGGAACATTAGGAACACCTTTTTGTTCATCAATCATTACAGTATAATTGATAGCACATTGATTGGCATCACAATAAAGATTGATATTACCAATCCAACCACGAAAGAATTGTCCACTAATATGACTGAAAGCAAGTATCTCATCACCAACATTGTGACGAGGCACTTTAAACTTATTATTATTCAAGTTAACTTGCATAAGCTATAACACTATTAAGAGCTTTAGACATATTATTATTAGCACTACCCCAAACAAGACTATTCATACGTTTCTCGCCTTCAAGATTAGCAACATTGCAATAGAAACCAGTTACAGCGTTATATGCTCCCCAGGCAGTACCAGCAATATCTTTCTGACCAATACCATCAATATAATAATCCATCATATTATAAAGTTGATTAGACTTTCTAGTACTAATTTCAATAGCATCAATAATATGATAATCACGAGCAACTAAACGTTTGTAACCATGATTAGGGTCAACTTCAATAAGTTTCTCAATTTCAGTAGGAGTAAGTTGAAGTTTACAAAGATATTCAGCAACTTGTTCGTCAGTCATTTTAATAGTATTAAGATGACGATAAAGTTCTTGAGCATCAAGAGCATGAGAACAAGCAACTTTAAGTACTTGAGCACCAAGTTCAAGTTTTTCTTTAACAGACTTAGTATGACGCAAACGAATATGGCATTCGGCTTTATTAATAGCCCCATTAAGCATATTAGTACAAATAACTCGAACAGGAGTAATCATAATATCTACTGAAGCATTACCGTCATGTCCATTACTAAACACAAGATAATTATCAATAGTATCATCTTTACCAACAGAAGTTTGAACTGGAAGTTTAGCACTAACGTAAACCTTCTCACCATTGTTAAGACAAGCAGCTTTATCCCAATGAGCCATACCTTCACCAATAGCATTATTAAAGAAATTAAAAGCATCCATATTCTGAACTACTTCATATTTATCTTTTACAATACCCAACGGATAATTAATATCAGTTCTATAAGTTGCATAAGCATTAGAACAATCACGGTAAATATTACCATTATGAGAGAAAGCATCTTCTCCAAGTTCATTGTTGCTACCAATTCTAAATGGCATTTTAGCCACAAGTTCACACTTAGCAACAGACCAATCAAGGTCTGCTGCTTTCATTACATCTTGAGCAGTTTTACAAGCACTAACATCAGTGCCTAAAGCCCAAGGTAAACCACCACGATTAAATTTACTCATAACTCAGCGTTAATTAAATTATTATATTATTTGTTGACATCAAAAGGGTTAACATCAGGACTATTAGTATCAGGACTATTAGTATCAGTACCTTCTTCTTTATTTTCTAGTGAACCTTTATAATTAGGATTCAAATCCTCAACACTCCAATAATTTCTAATAATATTAGTTGCTATACATTTAGCACCAGTAATATTTGGTCTAATAGCTTTACCATTATATTTAAGGTAAGACGCATTACTGATTGCATCAGCTAAATTTTCAGCAATAATATTAACACTAAGAGTGACATTACCTTTAGTTAGAATACTTGTTGTTACATTATATAAATTTTCCATATCTACAATTATTTAATTGATAAATTTTCTTTAGTTACAACTTTAGCAATATTAGAAGTACAACCTTTATCAGCAAGTTTAGCTTTCATAGTTTTCTTATCAACAGTAGGTTTAAACTTCCAACCGTTAGGATTGACAGCACCGACTTTAGTCATAAGTTGATAACCGTTACCATGAAGAAGAGCACTAGCTGATACAGGAACAGTAATATTGACAATAATATCATCAAGGTCTTCCACCTCTAATTCGATAGGGTCTGGAGATTGATATTCATCGTTGCTAACATTATGTTGACAAGCATCAAGTACTCCATTTTCGTCAATGCTATTGGCATAATCGAGAGTATTGGTATAAATACCATTAGCAAAAGTAGCACTAATAATATCAGTTACGCCTTCAATTTTCTTAGTATCAACTTCAACACTAGTTGATGTACGAGTACTAACTTTACCAGTGCCCCAATCAAAGAACTTCTTACCTTTCTTATCTTCAATACCAAACTTATCAAGAGCATAAAGAACAAGATGAGAAATATTATCAATAGTCTTTTGTTTAGATTCAGACAAAGCTTTAAGTCTATCTTGTTCAGCTTTAATACTAGCTTGGTCAGCTTGAAGTTTTTGAATATAACCAACATAAGATTTAACTTTGCGAGTTACTTCTTGACCATTAAGTTCAAGTTTCTCTTCAAGTTCAGGAGTAAGTTCTCCACCATTCTCTTCTAGTTCTTCAAAGATGTCTAGAAGGTCTCTTTCAATATCAAAAATACTTTGTGACATAATTACAAGTTCAAATGAGTTTCTAAATTATTTACTAAACACATAGGACATTCATCTGTTACAAGATAACTAAGTGTATCAGAATCATATCCATTTTCATAAAGCCATTGTTCAGCTATTTGATTATCATCAAGATTAGCTTCTTCATCAACTTCATAATTACTAATATCAACTACCTCAATTTGAGATAGTTGATAATTTAAAATACTAATCCACATAATTATTTAGGATATACAAGTTCTACAAGTCGTTTAGATAGCTCTAATAGAGAAGGATGTACTTTTCCACTAATTTCATTACTACGAAGCTGAAGCCAATGTTCCCAATCGTCTACAAAAGCAGTATGAACTACTTGAGTTTTAGTATTAAGAGGAAGAATTTCTCTAGCTTGTTGAGCAGTCCAACCAAGTTCACGAGTTTTACAATAAACAAGATTAGCTATTTGAAGACCATATAAAAACCAATCAATAGCATTCCAATTATTAGTAAACTGACTTTCAATAGTATTGTCATAAAATAGTTCACCATCTGTAAAGAAACCATTTTCATAACAAGCATTATCTTCATCAGATTTGTAAGGAATCCAAGGCAGTTTAGCAACAGTTATATTATTACCAAATTTACCTTTATCATAAGCGCAATATCTAGTACTTTCTTCACAAATACTATTAACTCTATGACGATTAAGTTCACGACTAGCACCAATATCAGTAATAAAATT